CAGCAGGGTCTTGGTTGTCCAGTTGGGTGTCAAACCCCACTACCGTCCAGGCACCACTGGCCATCGAGAGGACAGCGTTGCGGTACCAGCGCTGATGCGCTGCCGTGGCAACAGGAGCAGCCGGTCCGGTTGGGCCAGTAGGACCACCGGCACCCAAGAGTCGATACGTGGCCCCATCCCAATATCTCAGCGCTGGCATCAGCCTGTTCCCATATATTGGATAGTGAAGTAGTTATCGAAGTTATTCAATCCAGCCAGCGCCAAAGTGGCTGACGCATACACACCAACTCCCAAGTAAGTACCAGGCGTAGGCATGAATATCTCGTCGTGAGACTCCACGTAGGTGTTACCTGCAAAGGCAGACTGTCGGTTGATCCGTGTATAACCGCCACCACCGATCAAGTTGATCTGTATGTTCATTGTTTGGCCGGTCGCCGTGAAAGCGCCACACAGCACGACATCAGCACGATACAAACCAGCCACCGGTGCCAAAACACCATTCTGTGCCGGTGTCCACATACCGTAAGCATCTCGGTAAGTGGTGTCGTATGGCATAGTGACCTGAGAGGTCGTGAGGTTCATAGCAGCGGCACGGGTCATTCGACAGTAGAGGACATCCCTGGCTCTGAGCCAGTTGCCACCGTTGACCCCGTTCTTTGCCACCCACACGTCACCGTTGGGATCGGTGTAGGTCTGGATGGTGGTGCCAGACGTGACCGGAGCCGGGAGCGGAATGAGCGAAACGTAGGTAGGTATCGCGGTCATCAGCCCGTCCCCAGGTAATCCATCTCAAAGAAGGTGGAGTCGGCACCAGTAAGACCAGCGAGTGCTACCGAGGAAGCGAACCTGGCGATATAGGTGTCGGTCAGAGTGGTGATCCTCCTGATCGTCGTGACGTTCATAGAACAACCCTTCGCCGCTGAGGCGTGACCAACCGTGTCTGCCACCACGTTGACTACATTGCCCGTCCAGATCCCTGGCTGTACCCACTGCGCCGTCGCAGTACAGGTAGCACCGCATTGGAAGGAAAGCCGGTACACACCCGTCACGAGAGGGGTGAACAACCCGGTACTAGCGCTGTACATTCCGTAATCATCGAAGTGCAGAGTGTCCATGCTCAGACTTAGCCAAGCATTAGCCAAAGAGGTGAAGGCAGTAACCTTGTAATACCGTGCGTGCAGTACATCCCTGGCCCGCCTCCAGGCTCCAGCGTTCACACCGTTGAGCGCAACCCACACGTCACCCAGCACGTCTGTGTACGTCTGGATTGTTGACCCTGAGGTGACCGGGGGCGGCAGGTTCGGGGTGCGTTGGTCAACGTAGAGCTTGGTGGCGTAGTCCGGTGGGTTCACCGGAAGGCCAGGACCCGGCTGGCCCATGACCACCACGTTTACGTTGTTGGGCATGTTCTGGGTGACCGAGATCTGGATGTTGTTGGCGTCGATGATCTTGATCTGGGCACCGACCAGCAGGCCGGTGACGACGTCCCACATTTGCGCCTGGATATAGATGGTGCCCAGGTTGTGTGTGACGGTGGCGGGCGCGGCTGCCAACGGAGCCGTCAGCGTCTGGTAATAGATGAGGTTCGTGCCAGAGCTTGTAGTACCGGTGTCCACCCAGAGCAGGCCCACCGGAGGCGAGATGGTGGGGCTACTGGCTGGAGGTGGGGTGGTCTGTACCGGTGCGTAGGGTGCGCCCCCGCCGCCACCACTGCCCGCTATTGGGTTCCAGGCGGTGCCGTCCGAGAGAAAGAGTTGTTTGGTGGTGGTGTTGTAGTACTCGTCGCCCACGGCCCCCACCGGGGGCGCGGTGGCGTAGGGCATCACATTGGTGGTGCCGTAGGTGCGAGGCATTAGCCCATCACGACCACTCGGTAGCCCGCTCCGAGGGCGGGGTTGTAGTTGATGGTCACGGTGTTGACCGTGGTGGCTTGCCAGTCCACCTGGACCGCGCCGTACGGAGAAGCGCCGTTGTAGACGGACACCTGTATGTCTCTGGTGTTGAGGTTGTGGGTGATGATTTCCGGTGAGGCGGTGCCAGCCAGGGTTGCGGCGTACTTCTTGGCCATGCCGGTGATGGCGGTGGTGACGTAGGCCTGGGTGGCGATGACGGTGGTGTCGACAGCCACCTGGCCGGGGGTAGAGAGGATGCCGGTGCCTGCTCCGACTGCGAAGACATTGCCGGTCAGGGTGAGGCCGTTACCGGCGCTGTAGGTGCCCGCTCCGGAGAACTGCACCCAGACCAGGTTGGTGGTGCCGATGGTGATGGGTGGGTCGGTGACCTGGGTCCAGGCGGTGTCGGCTTGGGTGGTGCCGGAGGACACGTAGACGGCTGCGTCGACAAGCTGTGCTGAGGTGGACGCGTCGGTGGCTCTGGTCCAGGCTGCTGCGGCTACCACGTAGATGCCGTTGCCGCTCTGGGTCGTCTGGTTCTTGACCAGCACCCGGTCACCAGCCACCACGGCCACTCCGTCAATGGTCTGGGGGGCTGACAGGGTGATGTTGGCAGTGGTGGCAGCCCGGCACGGGGCCTTCCAGGTCAGGCCAGCGATGGAACTGTCGACGTAGTTCTTGGTGGCGGCATGTTGTGGCGAGGCGGGATCCGACACATTGATGATGAAGTTGCCGCCCATGTCCAAAGAACCAACGGCGGAGGTCCAGCCATGGATGTGGTCAGAATGGCTGACAGTTGCTGCCGACCCGCCATTCGCGCCAGTCCCAGGTGAGTTAGTGCCTGGGACCGTACCGAAGGCAGGCATGCCGTGCTTATGGTCACCTGCGCTGTAAACAGTGGCTGCGCCAGGTACCGGTGCGTCACCGATGGCCGCGGTGGTGACCGTCGAGGAGGGCAATGCTCCTGCCGCGCTGACCCAGACGGTGCCGTTGTACCAATAGAGGACGTGGGCGGTGCTGTCGAAGTAGATCTGGCCCTGGACTGGTGAGGCCGGTGCCGACCCCAGGTTTTGGACGACGGCGTTACGAAGCTCGTTCTTGGTGAGGTCAACGGCACCGTAGAAAGAAGGCATCAGTCGCTCCTAGCTCAGGTACGCCAGGCCACCTACGGCAGCCGAGAAGTCAAGTTGGATGGTGGCAACGTCGAGGTACTTGAGATCGCCGGGGAAGATCTGCATGCCGGTGGAGTCGACTACCGATACGTTCGGGTTGAAGCCCAGGGTGTGGCTGATCATCCAGGTGGTGGCGGCGGAGGCCTGGTTCCATACGAAGAATGTCGTGCCTGCGTCACCGGCTGGGCCTTGCGGACCAGTGGGACCGATTGATCCAGTGGCTCCAGTGGCTCCGGTTGGACCTGGAGGGCCACCAGACGGGCCGGTGGCACCGGTAGGGCCGGTCGGCCCGGCGGGACCGGTCATGCCCGTAGCGCCGCCTGTGACCACCACGGTGACGTCGTGGGGAGGGTTCTGGAGGAAGCTGAGGGTGATGTTGTTGGCGTCCACCACGGACGCGTTGGTCACCAGCATGTGGCCATTGACGGCGTCCCATAGCTCTATCAGGGGGTAGTGGGTGTTCAGATTGTGGGTGACCGTGTAGGGCGATCCTGCCGCGGTGGGGGCGGTGATGGTCTGGATGTAGGTGAGGCCGGGTGGACCTGGTGGGCCGGTTGGGCCAGTGGGTCCTCCGAGAGGACCGGTGGCACCCGTTGGCCCAGTGGCTCCGGTCGACCCAACAGTTCCAGTCGCCCCGGTGGGACCAGGAACTGTCGAGATCGGCCCGGTGGGTCCGGTAGGCCCTGTGGGGCCAGGAGGCCCGCCTGACGGGCCGGTGGGACCCGTTGCTCCTGTGGCTCCGGTCGCGCCTGTGGTTCCTCCTGCTCCGGTGATGCCTTGTGGACCGGAGGGTCCGGTTGGGCCAGAGGGTCCGGTCGGGCCTGCGGACCCTCCCCCTACCTGTTGAGGCATGTAGGTGGGGTAGGCCGGGTCCCCACCCTGGAAGATGCACCAGACGACGCTGCCGACTACTGGGGTATTGGTGCTTTGGGCGATCGGCGGTGCCCAGATCTTGAGCGGGCTGTCACCGAAGACCTGAGGGATATACATCTGGATCCGCCTGAGATGATTGGGATCCGTGATGGAATAAACCTTGGCCGCGTACACACCCCCGTAGTGCGGGGGCGTCGGCGGGGTCGGGGCCGCGGCGGGGCTAACGGATGCCGACATTGGAGGCGTGGGCGGCTCGCCAGCGGTTGTTGACGAGCTTGGTGGGTGGGATGTTGGCGACGACGTAACCGACAGGATTTATGGGCGTGAAGACCACGGAGGTGCCCTGGACCGGGTAGGTGCCATTGTCCCCGGTGGCGTCGCGGCCGAGGGAGACGTCCAGGGAATAGCTCTGTGACTTGATCTTGTGGGTGACTTCTTGGACCCACCAGGTGCCGTCGTTGTTGCTGTCGATGCCGGAGATGACGATCGGCATGCCTTGTTTGACCGCGGTGAGGCCGCCCAGGGTTGCGGTGGCCTGGAAGGCAAAGCGGTTGTTCTGAGCCATCCCGGCCAGTACCGCGTGGGCGTGTCCCTGGCTAGAGACCACGCTGGTGGAGACCTGTTGACTGAAGAAGGGGTAGTTGGAGTTTTGGCCCAACGGTGTGGGATCGGAGGCGTCGTTGGTAGCGCTGATGATCTGGCCGGTGCGGAGGTCGAGACCGCTAACTTGTCGTGTTGCCTTGGTGTGACCAGCAAGGGCGAGCGCTTCACCTGTGAGGGCCTGGAACTTGGTGATCGATTGCTGGGCCGTGGTACCGGCAGTGTTGCGTGAATAGAAGACCGGCATGGTGGGCGTGTACCGCTTCATGGCGAGGTCGACAGAGACGAAGCGGACCCTGGTCTTGTTACAGGCCAGGCTGTAGCCGGTCTTGCTGGCCAGTTGGGTCAGGAAGCACCAGGCAGAGTCTCCAGGCGCGGCCAACTGTGGCCAGACCGTGTCATCGTCTTCGACCACCGATGACAGGAAGTATTGCTTGGAGATCTGCGTCACCAGGGTGGAGGCCTGCACGTTGGTCCAGCCACCGATGAATGGGTCTTTGAGGGAGTAGCTGGCTCCCAGGCAAACCACGTCTTCTAGGGTGGAACTGTCACCGACTGCCCGGTCGTAGTGGGTTTCGATGTGGTCGACGTAGCCGTAGAAGTAGTCCATGTCGATGGTGGACCAGCCGTATTGCATCTGCACGGGGGTGCCTGGTTGTAGCTCCGGGGCATCGGTTGACTCGCCGCGTAGGGTGATGATGGCGGTGTCGTGCATGTTCTCAGTCATCAAGACCTTGACGGTGTTGACGGTCTTCTGAGCAGCACGACCACCAGGGTCGAAGATGGGGACGGCGTTGGCTCTGATCATGACGATGGGATCCGAATGATCGAGCCGACGACCAGGTCATCGGGGTAGAAGATCTCAGGGTTGGCGTTCGCGATCCGCCACCAGTAGTCCGGGACGCCGTACAGGTTGTTGGCGATGATGTCGAGACGGTCTCCCTGAACCACGGTGTAGTAGGCGAAGGTGGCGGGCAGGGTGGGGGTCGGGCCGAAGACAGCGATATCAGTGTCGCCCGCCGCGTCGGTGGGGACGCTGACCACAGGCTGGCCTGCGTAACGGGAGCCGCTGACGATCATCTCGTAAAGGCCCGCTTGCCCGGTAGGTTCGTGGGACCCTTTTGCCCGGTCATCGTGACCAGGGCGTTGGTCAGGTCGGCTCCGGATTGGGTGGGGTTGTAGACCCGCATGACAGTGATGTCGGCGTAGGCCTCAACCGGGATCATGTTGGCGTCAAAGATGGTGAAGACGTAATCGAAGGAACTCAACACGCCTTGGAACTGGAGGGAGTTCTGGCCTCCGAAAACGATCTGTAACGGCATCATGCTGGCAGGCCATTCACCCCATCCGTTGGTGCCGAGGCCGGTATTCCCGCCGTGGGCTGCCACCGCGTCGAAGATGCCCATGAGGCGTTCTAGGGCACGGGTGTCCCACCGACAGCCTTCCTGGGAGGGTCCCTGAACGTCGCCTCCCCACACCTCGTACATCCGGTTGAAGTACACGGTGAAGCTGACGGTCTGGTTGGTGACAAAGTATCCGCCGGACTGCCAGACCGAGGAGTCCTGCTGGAAGGGGGAGAGTTGCGAGGTGTTGATGCCCGCCTCGACCGAGATCTGCTGCGGGTTCATCATGAAGTAGCACTTGAACTGCTTCGCTACCAGTTCCATCATGCCGCCCCGCACGAGTTGGGTGGCTGGCATGTAGTTCGATCCGCCCAGCTTCATGGTGAAGCTGCCAGCAGAACCTGGGGTTGCCTGGCCTTGGAACTTGGCCGAGAAGGGTAGATTGCTGCGAGGGTCTTTCAGGGCGGCGATTTGTTTGCCCATGTCCTGCATTTGCTGGGCGGTCAGCCCGGTGGGGTTATTGCCGCTCCCGCTCCCTTGCCCAGAGTTACCGCCAGTGCTGGCTCCTCCGCCGCCGGTTGTGCTTCCGCCTCCACTACTTCCAGTCGTCCGCTTCACACCATGGAAAGGCTCCGCGGTGTCGCCCACCAGGTCCACCGGGTTGTAGGTGACGACTGCTCCGGTGTACGGAGCCTCGATGGTCTGCCCGCCTCCGGCGTACATCTTGACGTGGGCGTTGGGTCCACTGTTGCCCGGCTGGAAGTAGAGCAGGAGGTCGCCGTCTTCCAGTTGGTCTTGGGAGAGTGTCTTTCCCTGGGCGTTGAAGGCGTCGAAGACGGTGTACAGAGAGGTTTGGTTGTTCCATTGTGAGGTGGTGTCACGGCCCACGTTGATGCCAGCCCCTTGCAGGTAGGCGTAGTACATCAGCCCGGAGCAGTCGAAGCTATTGGGTCCCGTCGCCCCGTAGACATACGGCTTGCCGATCTGCTGCTTCGCTATCGCCAGGGCCTGATCACCGGGCTTCTGAACGTCGGATGGGTTCTGGGTGGGCATTACGTGGACCTGACTCCGGCGAGGACAGCGGGCTTGGAGATGGCCGCGACGAACTGGTTGGCAAGGTTCTCCATGTCCTGCTGGGAGGAAGAGGGCGGCACTTGCAGCACAACGGCTCCCGCTTTGAAGTTGAGGTGAACGGTGTTTCCACCGCCGTTGCCTGCTCCGTTCTTGTTGTAAGGGGAGGCGGAGTAGTTGTCGGCGGCAGGCACCACCGCTTCACCGGCATGCAGGAGGGCAAGCTGGGTGCGGTCGATCAACTGGGAGCCACGGGCGTAGCTGGCTCCCTTGGTTGACAGAACGGTCTGGGCGTACTTGACCCGATTCTGCATCATCGGTATTCCGGCCCGTTCGTACTGCTGCTCAAATGCCTGGGCGGCAGAGGCGGCGTCGGTCGAGGCCTGCAAGGCCACGAGCGCCCCCTTCTCGGTCGAGTTCATCTGCATCCACAGAAAGTCCAACTGAGTTGACATGTCGGTGGCACTACGGTTTTGCTGTTTGGCCCAGGCTTGCAGCGCAGTCGGTGGTGTCCACTGAGCAATGCCCATTGCACCTGGCGAAGTGGACGCCGGGTTCACCCCGGACTCTTGGGCCAAGTTGCCTACGATGCCAGCCGCCATGTAGTCCTTGAGGCCCTTACTAAGGAAATAGTTGTACGCCTGTTGGACGTTGCCGCTGCCACTGAGGGTTGTTGGGCCAGAACTGCCGCCATTACCACCGCCACCACCACCGCCACCACCGCCGCCACCGCCACTGGAGGATGTCGTCATGAACATCCCAGACATGTCTTGGGGGCCGATGCCGCCGCTCTTGTAGGTCCAGGTGTAAGGCTGCGAAGGAGCAGACCCCGTGGCACTCCCAGATGCGCCGCCTCCGCCTCCGCCTCCCCCTCCGCCTCCGCCGCCTCCGCCTCCGCCGCCTGTGCCAAGGGGGCTAAAGGCGCTCATGGTTTGTATACGACCGCCACCCATCGCCCCTCCGCCACCGATTCTGGGCATAGCCGATGACTTGTTCATCAGGACGCTGATGACGGTGTTGTCGTTGGCCTTGACCTGTGAAGTCAGACAGGCCAGGAGACTGTTGGGGGCAGGCTTAGAAGCCAGGAGGGAGGACACGTCATCGCTCGCACCGGTTTCAGTACCATCTGGTGCGGCGGTGGACTTTTTCTTGTGGTGACCAAAGAGTCCACCAATGAAGCTGCCGATCTGCTTGTGGAAGCCGAGACCTAAACCGACAGCCCCCAACGCCAATCCAACCGGCAGACCTACACCTGTGGCGTCGAGGCCTGCACCGGCTGCTTCTATACCACCAACTTCTCCTGCCTCTGCTCCCGCAGCACCCGCCCCGCCTTTAAACAGATTGCCAAGACCTCCCTTGAGGAGGTTGCCGAACATCCCCTTCCCTGCCGTCTTGGCGACCGTTCCTTCAGCCTCGGCGGCAGTGCCGCCACCCAGGAGATCACCGAGCTTGCCGAGCTTGCCGCCAAAAGATCCGAGAACCTTGCCGCCAACTGAGCCGAGAACCTTGCCGCCCACTTTGCCCAGGAGCTTGCCGCCCATATACATACCGCCCATGCCGACGATGGATCCGACCATTCCTCCTGGCCCGCCGCCACCGAAGAGACTGGCCAACGGGTTGACAGCGTGGAGGAGTTGGGTCGCGGCCTCGTTGAGGTCTTTAGCGGCTTGGGCCAGAGCCGGTTCGGCTTGGGTCTCGACCTGGGACTGTGCGCTCTGGGCTTGAAGCTGAGCGTAGGCCGGGGTGTTACCCAGTGGGGTTTGCTGGGCACCGGACGTCGTACCGAGGTTGATATTCGACCCGACCAGTGACTTGCCTTGGCCCTGCATTCCCACCTGGGTGAGGGCGTAGTTCACGAAGCCCTGGTACTCCGCACTACCTGGCTGCCAGCCCGCCGAGGCCAGGTTCGATGACCAGGGACCACCAGGACGTAGCCAGGCTTCGACTTGTGCCCCGGTGGGTTTGCCACCAGGCACGTTGATGGTGAGCCGCTGAAACATTTGCTGGTACTGCTGCTGTGGCGTCTCCATCTTCCCGCCGGGGCTGAAGTTGAGACCGAACGCCATCTGCTGGTTCAAGGTCTGCGGGGCCATCATGTTGCCGAAGCTCTGGGCGGCTTGCTGGCGGGTTAGACCGGGATCCAGCGTCATCAACTGGTTGAGACCACCGCCGGGTCCCATGATGGAGGACCAGTTCTGGGTGCCTGGGGCCATGCCCAGGTTCTGCATGGCGTAGTAGTTGGACTGAGCGTAGTCCTGGGGGTTCTGGGCCAGGATGCCCTTCGGCATTACATAGAGGCTGCGGGAACTGACGCCGAAGGCCGGGGCGTACATCTGACCGATGCTGGCCCCTTGCACCGCCGTACTCGTCAGGCCCCCAACCGCATTAGTGGCTGCGCCGATGGCGGCAGGGATCATGGACTGCATAGCCCGTTGCCCCATGGTGGACGCACTGCCCTGACCCATCCCCAGGAAGCCACCGGTCTGGGAAGGAGTAGAGCCGGGCTGGGCGCTGCCTGGTTCCTGCTTGGGGAACTGAGTCGGCCCGTCACCAGCCGTGTTCTGCTCCATCCCGGTCAGGGGCGCACCGGCACCGGTTCCGGCGTTTGGTTTGGGCGCAGCGTCAGGTGACCAGCCCTGGGCGTTGACGTTGGAGCCGGTCTGTCCGCTCCCGCCGCCTCCGCTGGTCTTGGGAGACGTGGGTTGACCCATACCACCGCCGCCTCCGCCAGCCGCGGTGAGGCCCTGCTGTAGCTGGCTAGTGACTTGGCTCAGCTTTTGGATCAGGCCATCGACGGCGCTGGAGACGCCCGACAGGGCGCTCTTGGCCTCAGTACCGAAGGAGGTGAAGGCCCCCTTGACCGAGTTCAGTTCGGTCGAGATACCCCCGACCGCGGAGGCAAAATCCTTGGGGCCTTGGGAGTCAAACAGCCCGGCACCGTAACCGTCAGCCATCGACGTTGCTCAGTACTACGTCGACCCAATGGCGACGTTCGAAGTGGGGCATGGCTTTGATCTCGGACAGACCCCAACCGGGGAACCGTTCCGAGATCCGCTGGTACTGGAGGTAGAGGAGGTCGAAGGGGGTGATGGTGTTAGCGAAATAAGTCGACCAGGCTGACGGTGTAGTTGGCCTCCCTTCCGCATTCGGTGCATGTGACCATCACCTCCTCCATCTGGGGGCCGGGCTGAGATCCACTCATGGCGGCGACGATCTTGCGCCGGTCAGCCATGCTCATCTTTTGCGCGACGGGTCCGGCTACGGGCATGCCGTCGAGCTTGCGGATGCAGCGGTCGATAGCGATGGTGGCTTCTTCCGGGCCGGTCCGGTTCCCGTCGCCAACCATCTCAAGCTGGACGCCACCGGTTAGGAGGACAACGGTGGCGGTGTGGTCGTTGCGTAACTCGACGTCGACTTCTTGGACCATGGGGTTGTCGAGCTTCTTGATGGGAATCGAGTCCAGTTCCACGATGGTGCCGAAGGTCTCTCCGCACATGCGGCAGGGAAAGTCCGGCACCTCCCAGTCGTGACCGAAGGTGAGGATCCGTACGGCCAGCATGAGCGCGGCCCGATCACCGGTCAGCATGTCATTGAGGACCGTTGGTGGGACCGGGTCGATTGTTCCAACCGCTTCCACTGTGCGCTTGAGAAGCAGGTCGACCACCTTTGGGATGTTGATGGTCGGGTTGCGTAGCTCACGAGCCATGGCTTCTTCGTCGGACCCGTTGATCTCCCGGATGCGAGCGTCACGGTGGACGTTGCCTTCGTCATCCAGGTAACCGCCCGGTAGCAGAGTGCGGTTGCCGGTCGGCGGCTTCATCAAAGGGATCGGAGCCGACGTAAGGCTCTTGACCCTCTCGTTGGCGGCGTCGGGTTCAGCTAGTGGATCGATCGGCGATGGTTCGAAGACCGTCATACCGTCGCTGAGCTAGACAGGAAGCTGGAGGGATCCTGGTTGGCGGTAAGAAGCGCCCAGCCCTCGTGGGCCAGGGTCAGGTTCTCGATGAAGACGGCGTTGCCGCCAGCCTCCAGGTCGGAGAAGGAGTAGCCCATGGGCCAGGCGTTGTAGACCAGGAAGCGAGCTTTGATCGGAGGCGGGTTGTCGACCCCGGCGGCGTACCCGGTGGTGGTGATGGGGTGAGAGAGGACATCGATGGTCACACCGACGCGGAAGTTGGTGGTGGGGCTGCCGAAGCCCTTGCCCACGTTGACCGCGAAGATCTGGCTGAACCACTTGTAGATCTCGTTGGTCCCGATGCCGGTGCCGACTGCACCGGCTGTCATTACTGGTGCGGCCATGAACCCTCTGGTGAGGGTGATGGGGCCGAAGTCGGATTGGCCGGGCATCTTGCGGGTCGTGGTGTTGTTACCGCCTTCGCGGTAAGGGATGACTTCGTTGTTGACGGCCAGGCCGGACATGGCCATGAAGCCCATGCGAGGCAGGGTCGGGATGTTTGGGTGGTTGATGTTGACGTTGAAGCGGAAGTTCCGCAGTGGATCTGAGTTCAGCGGGCGACTGGTCATGTGTCCTCCTTATGACGTGGTGACCGCGACGTTCTGACCACCGGCCCACTGACCGATGCTGATGACGACGAACTCGGCGGGGTACTGGAGCGCGACGCCCACTTCGATGTTGACGACGCCCTGCTGGATGGTCATCGGTGTGTTGTTGGTGCCATCGCAGGTGACGTAGAAGGCGTCGGATGCGCTCTGACCTTGCAGCCCCCCGCTCTGCCAGAAAGCGGTCAAGAACTGATTGATGACCGACACGATCTGGTTCCACAGCACCCAGTCGTTGGGTTCGAAGACAGCGAACTTGGAGAGCGCCACGAGTTCGGTCTGGAGGTAGATGATCGTGCGCTCCACCGACACGTAGCGGGTGACCAGGTAGGGAGACAGGGTGCGCGCTCCCCAGATCACCACCCCAGAGCCGGGGATGGATACGAGACAGTTGACGTTGCCCTGAGTCAGGACGCCTTGCTCATCGTTGGTGAGGACAAACTCCAATCCCGTGACACCGAGTAGCGATGCCCCCAGACCGGCTGGGGCCTTGGCCACTCCTCTGGACATGTCGGTGGAGATGTACTGACCGACCACGAACCCGCCGGGGGGGATCAAGCGGGTACGACCAGCGACTGGCGAGTACGGATCAGAGATCTGCACCTGGGGGTAGTAGAAGGCAGCCTGCGCTGTGGCTCCTAAGCCTTGAGCCGTGGACACCACAGTCGCCGGATCAGACATTTGTGCTGGGCAGTCAATCACGAGGAAGACGTCACCCCGGTTCTGGGCGTAGCCGATGACCGGACCGAGCGTGGTGGCGTCGCTGATACCGGGAAGGTTCAGCACGAACGGTTGGTCGGGATACTGGTCCAGTTGCTGGACCGCGGTGGTGATGTCGGTGAGGGTCAGCGAGCTACCGTCGTCACCGTCCTCCAGCGCCTGACTCGCCGTCGTCGCAGCCGGGTTGTTTTGGGGGGCAGGTGTGGGAGTGGCGTTGAGGATGCCGACGTCGGTGACGGTGATGAAGGTGGACCCGGCGTAGGGATTGTTGATGACGTCTACGGCGTAGTTGTTCTGACCGGCGTTGGTGGAGCCGGGCACCATCGACACGTTCTCCCAGCGCTCCACTATGTTCACCGGGTTGGTGCCTTGGTACTTCACGATCACGCTGAAGCTCAGTGGTGTGGTGTTGGCACTACCGGTGGGAGGAAGAATCGTGCCGGGGACGATGTCGACGTAGACGCTGTTGCCCCACTGTCCAGGGTTCTTCGCGGCAATCTGAAGGGTGGGCTGCGGAGTGGTTGTGGCCTGGTCATCGAAAGTGAAGTCCGCGGCTACTGGTCCTGAGGTATCGAGGCGATAGGCCCGGATGATGATGGCGGTGGTACCACCCGCCGAGAAGTAGCTGAAGACCGCTAGGTGCAGGGCGCTGGGCGGGTAGGCGGTCTCAAAGCCTCCGTACTGGCGGGTGAAGTCCTTCCACGAGGTCACGAAGGTCGGCGTGAGCGGTCCCCTGGGCGCAGACCCCACGAAGCACGCCGCCGCGACCCCCGGCGTGGCGCTGGCGTACGTGGGGAACGACGACAGGTCGATGTAAACGCCGGGACGGGTGAGAGTTGCCATGCTTAGTCTCCTGGAGTCTCTGAGCGGTACTGGCCTTGAATCGAGGGATATGCGTAGGACTGGTCAGCGGTCTTGGAGATCAGGTCGGGACCGAAGACGGTGCGCCCGCTGGTCTTGTCGACAATGGTCAGGAGGACGTTGCGGACACGGGTGTTGGCCACTGCGACGATGTCCTCGACCTCGGTGGGGATGCGGACCTGGTAGATCTGACGGAAGATCCGCTTGTCGGCTTCCATGCCGTTACCTCTGGTGACGGCGAGGACTTCAACGCGTCGGACGGTGCCGCCTGGGCAGGTCACCTGAGCGAAGCGTGGATGGAGACGGCCCTGGGTGAGGCTGCCTGAGATCTGAGAGATGTGCTGGTTGATCCGAGCGCTGCACGTCACCGTGTAGTCGAAGTCCAGGGGGATCGGGTAGTTGACCGAGGGTGGGACCTCGCCGTCGAAAGGAATGTTCTGGAGGTAGCGGTAGCCGATGGGCACCCAGCCCCGATGCTCCCGCTCGTGGGCGATGCGCTCCCCGGTGAAGTTGATGGTGATGTTGGGGTAGGTGATGCGGCGCTCTTCCCGCTCCGGGTTGTGGAACCACACCGGCACCTGTCGGGGTGCGTTCTCGGCGGTGTTGAGGTCGGTGACGGTGACGCCCTGGAGGAGGGTCTTGAGGCCCATGTCCTCCTCGGTGTAGAGGCCCAGGAAGGGTGGGTTGGCGACGACGTCGTTGGGCGGGTTGACGAGAGTCACTTGCTGATCGCCTCCGCCAGAGCGTCGAGGAACTTCGCCTCGGTGTCGCCTTGCTGCTGGGTGAGATCCATCACCACGTCGGAGACGGGATAGACCTTATGCATGTCCAGGGCACGGCTATATAGCGGGTGAGAGTCAGGGAGACCCACATAGACATTGCTGGACCCTGATCCGACGCTGATTGCATCGGCGACGTCGTGGTAATCCCGGAGGGTTGACTCGCCCGTGATGGTCTTCTGCATCGCCGTCTTGAGGTGTTCTCCTGCCTGCGTCGCGGCCTGGGTGACCACCTTGACGCTGGACATTCGCTTGTAGGCACTGGCTGCCTTGGCGAGCTTGTCCAGGTCGGATGTGTTGACACAGGAAAAAGAAGAGGAAGTCATTTTCCTCGGATCTCTGGGCGATTTTTAGCGATTTACAGCAAGACCGACGTGAGCGGGCCGGACGAGCCAAGCGTAACTCCGGGTGGCACAGGCCCCCTGACCACCCGTAAGTAGCCTTGCCAGTGTGTCGATGACCGGGCCGATTTCAGGGCTGCCCAATCCTTATGACGTCACGGCTGGTCAACCGGGCCAGTACCCCGATACCGATCAGGGGCTGCTCTACCCGCCCGTCAACCCTTCGTCCACACAGCGCATCGGGCAGATGGCTCGACTGCGTCTGCGCGACCTGCCCCGTCCTTTCCTGGTCCGGCAGACGTGCAGCGGTGTGGCCTGGCGGTTCGAACTGCCGGTCGAGAACATCGAGCGCGCCAGTCTCCAGGTAGTCCTCACCGACACCACGCCGGGAGGCACCCAGAGCCAGGTCATCGGCCAGGATTTCTTCCTGGACGACCATGGCGGGATCATCACGTTCCAGCAGGCTCCGGCCCAAGGAATCCTGGTGGTGGCTCAGGGCACGTTCTACCGGGATTATCTGCCCTCTGAGCTTGACCTCTACGTCCGGACCGCCTACATCCAGCACACCTACGGGACGGACCCGACCGACGACATCGATGTGGGGTACCCACCGCCGCCGGGGCCACCTCCACTGAACTCTGCTGGGCAGCCAACGAGCTATGGCTCACCGCAGCCCATGATGATCTCCGAGGTCGAGGAGTACCCCATCTCGATCCTGGTCACGATCATGGCCCTGTGGGACATGGCCGTGGGGGCGGCGCAGCAGCACGACGTTCACACCCCGGACGGCGTGACCATCCCGATCAGCCAGACCTTCCAGCAGATCACGGCCATGATCGGCCAGCTTCAGCAGCAGTACATGATGCTGTCCTCGGCATTGGGCGTGGGGCTGTACCGCATCACCATGTCTCGTCTCCGGCGAGTTTCTAGGACGACGAAGAGGCTCGTTCCTCTTTATCGCTCGAAGGAGTACGACGACATCACCTGGCCGCAACGGGAAATGCCAGCCATCGATGTCACCCAGCAGATGTACACCTACCAGGGCCTGTGGGACTCCACACGTCCCTACAACAAAAACGACCTCATCGACTACGAGAACCGGCGCTACGTCTGCACCCAATCCAACACCAACATCGACCCCACCAGGGACGTCGACCCCAAGACCGGGCAGGGGTACTACTGGCAGTTCACGACGATCAACACCGGATGGGTGGGCTGGTGGTGACCGAGTCAGTCCTTTTTCACAAGGTCCGGGTCCACCCGGTCTTCATCGTCTGCGTTCTGATCGCGGACGCTGGGGCCAGTATCCCCTTCAGCTTCCGACACGGGCCGGGAAGCTCGCAGATCCCAGCGTTGGAGTGGGTGCTGGACGGGTTGTTCTGGGCTGCCAGTTTGGCGCTCCTCGCCCGCCTGTCAGGGTTCCTGAAGCCGCACCGGGATGCCTGGCCCATTGCCGTGTCGGCAGGGGTGTGGGCTGCCTACGCCTGCTATGCCGGGTTCTTCCTCATCGCTGCCCAATGGGAATACCGGTTGGGCTTCGGGCTGATCTTCATCGCCTGGAGCTTCCTGTGTGCGTTCGTCTACGTCCGAGAGGTCTACGGATGAGCGGCACCGTGCAGGCGTTGATCTCGGCGTTGATCGGCTTCGCGGTGCTGTGCCTCACCACCCTCGGACCGAAGATCATCTCGTTCCTAAGCCACTGGCTGGAACAACACGACCCTGGCAGTTCAGAGGGACCAGTCGAGCCGACACCGCCTGCGGTGGCCTCGTGAATGGAACCATCAAGCCCGCCCCCGCCACCGAAGGGTCGACGCCCAGTGGACGAGGTCGCCCTGGTCCTAGCTGCCTCGCTTGGTCTGATGGTGATCCTGATCCTGATCGCCACCATGGCGCAGATCATCTTCAGTTCTCGCCCCGTGATCGAGCTATCAGAGAACGCCACCCAGGTTCTTATCGCCGGGACCGGAGGGCTGACGGGTCTGCTGGGAGCGTACATCGGCACCCGCAACAGCGGAAAGAACGGGGAGTGATCTGATGCCTTACACACCCGGCTGGTACGCCAAAGATCGTCTGCTCCGCATGAACGAGACCATGCGGAGCTACCAGCGCTACTGGGGCGAGAGCGTGCTGTGGTTCGAATACGACTCCATGGCCTCAACCAAGAACCCGGTCTACGACGAGGGTCCGAGCCGGGTGTGGTACCCGCCCGTGGTCCTGCCCGTCCTGTTCCTGGACTTTCGCCAGGACGATCCCATCGATTCCGAGGAAGGCTTCTACGTCCTGTCCACGGCCAGCGTGTGCTTCCAGGTCACTGAGGCGAATGACCGGTTCCGCCTGGGGCCACTCAACACGGCGGCGCATTTCCGGGATCGCTTCTCCTACGACAACAACGTCTACCGCGTCACCAAGTACGAGAAGCAGGGGTTTGTCAACGGCACTTACTTGACCGTCTCGGCTCTGGGCGAGCAGGTCAAGAACGAAGAGAACGTCAACGACATGCAGCAGCAGGACTTCTTTGTCCAGACCTTGGTGTGGTGAGCGATGCCCCTGGTCAGATACGACTTCAAACTCGACGCCGGGGCTGACTGGCAGAAGGTCGTTCGGCTGCGCGACCCCTATACCGGGCTGCTCATCGCCATCGATCAGGCGGTCATGGAGATCCGCAACGCCAACGGCGTGCTGGCCCTGCGCTTGGACGAGCAGACCAGCCGTTGCACCGTCCTGGAAGACGGCGCTTCGATCCAACTCCACATCACCCCTGAGGACAGTCTCACCTACTTCCAGTGGGGGAACTACCCCGGAGCCGTCCAGGCCGTGGGGTATTGGGGCATCGGACGCTCGTACAACTACGACCTCTTCGCCCTCTACGCCACTGGAGTGCAGGACCGCATCATGCGCGGCTTCTTCAGCGTCGAGCCGAATATCACCCAGCCGATCGACCAAGCGAATCCCGCACTCACCGTCGCCACCAGGGGGTCTTACGACTGATGTCTAACGCCATCGTCACCACTCCTACCGAAGACATTGTGGAGATCCTGGTCCCTGGTTTGCCGGGACCATCCGGACCTCCCGGTCCACAAGGCCCAGGGGGAGTTCAGGGACCGACTGGTCCACAAGGAGACATGGGACCGGTTGGGCCGCAAGGCCCTCCCGGTGGGTTCGTTATCGCCCAAGTCGTCCTCGATGAGAGCTATCTACCCTCGGTGCCCCCGCCGGAGAACAGCGGCATGATCTGGTTGGTCGGAACACCACCTGTGGTGTGGTTCTACGACAGCGTCCAGGGTTGGATCACCCTTGACGTCGCGGTTGGCCCGCAAGGCCTGGCAGGTAATACCGGCCTGGGAGGAGTGCAAGGAGACCAGGGAGCCACCGGGCCTACTGGACCACAAGGTCCGGTAGGACCCACTGGGGCGCAAGGCGACATGGGTCAACTGGCACCGCCCACCTGGAGCAGTCTGAATGCCTACGTCACCAGTCCCTGGCAAGGGGTACCGGGTTCTGCTTTGCAGTACATGGTCGACGCTTGGGGCCGCTGCCAACTGGCCGGAGAGATCTATTTCCCAGGCGGGAATCCCACGGAGGGTTCCGTCATGTTGTCGTGCCCGCTCAATACCACTCCGCAACGTCCAATCACGGTGATGGCAGTGGAGGACGTGATCCCGGCCCGCACTTACCGGGTTGATATTGGCATCGACGGAAACATCCGGCTGCGTTTCCCAGCCACCAATACCACCGGCCAGGTCTTCCTCGACAGCGTCTCTTGGATCATCAACTAAAGGAGGAAACCCAATGAGTACTACAGAAGAGCCGACCCCTGCCCCAGAACCTGACGATTCCCCCATGGCCGGTGACGACGTGCGAGGTCCGGATGGTGAGGACCTGGAGTGGCCTGAGCCGAAGGAAGACGACGGGGAGGAACACGGTGAATCCCTGGCCAACGACGGAACCCCAGGAGCAGCAGCCGAACCAGCAGAGGAGGAGTAGATGACCCTAGTCCGTGTGGGCATTCCCAGCCCCAACGTCTCCAGCCGGGGCGGAGCCAAGGTCAGGCTCATAGTGATCCATACAAGTGAAGGTGCCACGACATACCAGAGCTTGGGAAACTTTTTTGCAAATCCGTCCAGCCAAGTCTCATCTCACGTAGGCACGGACGATACGCCTAACACGGTGGGAGAATATTGCGGTCGGTCGAATAAGGCTTGGACGGCCGCGAACGCAAACCCTTATGCCGTTCAAAACGAGCTATGCACTCCTTCAGGTGGCTACCTATGGAGCGATGCCCAGTGGAAGAGCCATTCCAATATGCTCGCCAACTGCGCCCAGTGGATCAAGGAAGAGGCGGCAGCGTTCGGGATCCCCATCGTCAAGCTCACACCTCAGCAGGCACAAGGCGGGTCGGCTGGCGTGTGCGGCCACGGCGACCTAGGTAGTTGGGGTGGAGGCCACGTCGATCCGGGTCAGTATTTCCCGTGGTCCTACGTCCTCAGCCTTGCGACGGGAGGATCACCGGCTCCGGCTCCGGGTCCGACCCCACCTCCGACACCAGCCCCTAAACCCCCTCCCGCCGGAGCAGCACCTCCCTTTCCCTATCCGTCCAGCGGATACCTGGGGCCACCATCAAATGATCCAAACTGTCATTCCGGCTACTACGGCGGAGTGGATAACACGAACGTGGCGACATGGCAACGGCAGATGGTCGCCAGAGGATGGTCAGGCATCGGCGGAGTCGATGGGAAGTACGGTCCCAACTCACAGAGCGTTTGTCGCCAGTTCCAGCAAGAGAAAGGGCTGGGTGTAGATGGGCTGGTGGGTCCGCAGACGTGGACTGCTAGTTGGACCGCGCCTGTGACCTGAGGACACAATCTGTTTGCATTCACAGTCGGCGGCGTAACTTTTGACGGGGTCTTCTTGGCTGCTATCGGCACCGCGATCGCCGCAGTCCTGACGGCCTGGGCAGCGGTGATCCGCGCCCGCAAGACAGGCTCCAAAGCGTGCGAGGAAGAGTTAGCCCAGAGCCATCGCCAGGCCGAAACCTTGGAAGCACAGCTTCACAAAGTACGGATGGCCCATCCTGAGGTCCTGGGCGATGAGGGAGCGTAACCAGGGAGCAGTGTCCTCCGGCTTTCTCATTGTTATGACCGCCGTCCTCGTTGCAGCAGCGGTAGTAACCAGCTTCATGGCTGGGAAGAGCAACACCCACACCACTGGGCCACCTGGACGACCAGGCATCGCCGGTCCACGAGGGCTGACCGGACCACTTGGACCACGAGGAGCAGCCGGTCCCGCCGGACCAGCCGGGGTCGGCACGCCAGGCGCACCGGGTAATCAGGGATCAACAGGTGCGAGTGGAGCTATTGGACCCGTGGGGGCCGTGGGAGCAAGAGGAGCCATCGGCGCGACTGGAGCAACGGGAGCTAGTGGCGCACGGGGTCCCGCCGGAGGAGCGGGGACGACAGGAGCGACAGGAGCGACAGGAGCGACAGGAGCGACAGGAGCGACAGGAGCGAGGGGACCAGCCGGAGCGACTGGTGCGACAGGGGCAACTGGCGCGACGGGAGCTACCGGGGCAACCGGACCAGTAGGTCCAGCGGGACCTCAAGGCCCTCCAGGTCCGACACCACCGGAGATACGGGGGAATGTCAGTGCGGCGGGCGGTGTCCTTGATGGAACCGGATGGACAGTGACCCACCTGAGTACTGGTCGTTACCAGATCACCTTCACTGTCCCGTTCCAGTCCACACCGACCATGATCGCCACCAAGATCTTCGGCAACCCGGCTGTCAATGCCGGTACCGGTGTTCAGACCGGTGAGATCACGGTTGATCAGATCACCACGACACTCGCTGTCGTGGCAGTCGGCAATGTAGACGGGGTGCTGACTGATTCGGCCTTCGGGTTCCTCGCCATTGGCGACGTACCGTGACTACTCCGAGTCACCCGCCAGCCGGGACGTGAAGACCGTGTCCATGTAGCCGGTCGCGCCCAGGAGGATGGGATCTCGCCCGGCCACGGAGGCGATTTGGTCAGCCAAGGACGGAGGCGGCTTCGGCTGTGTGACGGCGCTGATCTGCACCGTGGTCGAGGCCTCCAGGACGGTCATTAGCTCAGCGTCTTGGTGTACGACCCTGATGCGATCGAGAAGGTGTCTCCGGCGTTGACCGTCTTGGAGGAGGAGAGGTTGCCAAACCAGCGCCGGACGGGTGTGGTGGCCGAGTCAAACTCATCCACTCCGGTCACGGTGCAGGCGGGCATATTGGTGTAGGTCAGAGCCACGTTGGAAGAGATAGCTCCACCCGCCGGGGCCGCGAAGGTGATGGTCTGACGGGCATAGCTGCCGCCGGTCACCTCCGTGCCTGCGGCGGTGGCACTGCCGGTGGCGGTCACCAGGGCCACCCTGATGGGGGCGGTGGGGGCCACGTACGCCGCCTGGCCCGATGATGCGCCCAGGAGGGCGTTGGCCTCAGTACTGACCAGGTTCGCCATTACGTCTCCTCAGCCTGGACATCAGGGGACTCGACGCCGAACTCATCGTGGAGCCGCTGCTGGTGGTCCTCAGGCCGGTGCTGAACGAAGTCGCTCAGGTGTTCGGGGTCGAACCCGGCCTGCTCAGCCGCATGCACATCCGCGGTGCAGATCGGACAGCCATCCTCGGCGCAGCATCGAACATGCTTGCTGACGGAGAGGTCAGGACTGGCCGGATTGTTGGCGACGTATTGAACGTGGTGCGGCTCGTTGTCCTGCTGGCCGCATTTGTCGCAGGTTCGGACCTCCGGCTCGACGTCGGTCATCAGTGGTAAACCACACCTCGGCTTTCGAGCCAGTCATAGAGATCCCTGGGAACTCGGTAGCGACGACCTCGCAGGAACGTGTAGTTGTGTTCGACCCCGTAGGTCATCTCCTCGATGTCGGTGTTGACCCGGACCACCCGCCACTCGTCATCGACGGTGATCGGCTCCGGCCCCAGGTCCTGGACCTCCATGGGATTGGTAACGACCGGCTTGGCGTGTTGCTTGGTCTCCAGGTCCCTGAGGTCCTTCATGGGGTCGTAGTTCTGAGCCGGGTGGGCGGGATCCAGGATGGGATCGTCGTCCACCACCACCGGCTGCTCCTGCATCTGCTCGATCCTGGCCTGAGCGTCTTCGGGAAGCTCCTCTAGCTCACCAGTGATCGGGTCGAAGATGCCCTCTTCCTCGACCACGATGTCGACCTGGTTGACGAGGCCGATCTCCTTCTGACGCTCCGCCAGTTCCTTCGCCTTCTCCTCGGTCAGTCTCTGACGTTCCTGGCCGGTGAAGTCCCCTCGTTGTGCTGTTCCCCTCGGCATCAGTTGGTCTGGGCGATCACGACAGCCTGATCGGTGATCAGACCGAAGCCCCAGATGGCATACCAGCAGAGGGCATGCTCACGACCGAAGTCCAAAACGCCGCCGTCGCGAAGCTCGACCGGCAGAGCGATGGCGTGCCCGAAGGCGTTGTCGCCCAGGTAGAGCGCCCAGTGAACGACCGGCGTACCCGCCCCGGCAGGCTGCTGCTGCCGAATCTGGGTGGTCTCGATGTAGACGGTGTCATTGAGCCGACCGATCTCGCCCAGCATGAAGTTGCCGGGGGCCGCGTACTTGGTGACCTCGATGAACTCCGGGTTGTCACGCAGGCGGCGGGACTGGTGCGGATCGATGAAGGCCACGTAGGTCTCGCCGATGCGGGGCACGTTCTTGGTGGCCAGGGTCTCCACGGCGTCCTTGGTCACGTTGACGCTCATGTAGAAGGTGCCCTTGCTGGCCCCAGTGGTCAGGTCGGTCTGCTGGGTGCCGACCGTCCCGGCGTCGTAGGGCGACAGCGGGGTGCGGGTGGCAGTGGGAGCCGGGAGGGCGTAGCCCCAGATGACCGACGACGCGTTGTAGAGCGTGTCACGAGCGGAGCCGTCCAGGTACTTGGCCATGTTGCGGCCCAGCAGCCGGGAGGACGAGGCCATCACGTCATCGAAGGACGAGTTCAGGAGAAGCTCGCTGACAGCGACGGCGTAGCCCTGCTCCGCCACGGTGATGGCGTACTGCGAGGCGGTGAGAGCCGCGGTCTGCATGCGGACACCCTCAACCAACTGTGTGGCGTCTCCGAGGTTGTTGTAACGCATGAAGTTGATCTGGAGTCCGGGCTGGATTCCCAGTTCCGTCTTCTTCACCGCGAACTGTTCGAAGCGCAGCACCGGCATCGACTGGAACAGGATCTCCTTCGACCAGATCACCTGGATCGCTGGAGATAGTTGGGAGTTCGTACCGGGATACCCGGTGGGTGAGGCGCTCAGAAGAGGAGTGCCGGTGATGCTGGAAGGCATTTGCCTACCTCACTTTCTCAAAAAATGGCCTTGAGTTTCCGGCCTTCCTGATTCCTATTGCCTACGACTATTGGACGCCGCACGCAGCAATGACTCACGTTGGGCAGCGTACTCTTCGGGTGTCAGCGCCTTGATGTCATCTGGCGTATACGTGCGCGTTCCCCCAGTCATATCCACCGGACCGACTGGCGGGGCCGTCACTCCAACGGTCGGACGTTGAGCGTTCTGACGTTGCAATAACTGTTGTGTATCGCCCAGGAGACTCTCAGAGATGTCTACAAGTTCCGAGATCTTGGCGTCGATCTCCTGCTCACTGTTACCGGCCACGAGCTTCCGCAACTGGGGAGCGATTAGCTCACCCTTCTCCATCATTTGCTGGGAGAGGTAGTTCTGGAGGGTCGCATGACGGCGCTCTTGCTCCAGGACAGCCAGAGTGCGCTCACGCTCTGCCCGCTCAGCGGCGAGCTTTTCCTCCCACTCTTGGTCCTTCTTCGTGATTAAATCACGAAGCTCCATCTCCTCTTCTTGCTTCTTTTTTTCAGCTTTCTCGGCGTCCTTACGGATCTTGTCGTCGGCCTTGGCTCTCTCTTCGTCTGCCTGGCGGTATCTGGAGATCTCTGCGTTTAACTCGTCCAGTTGTGAGGTGACGGTCCCATACCGGGCACGCTCCTCTTGACGAATCCGCTCGACATCTTCCGCGGTGAACGTCTGGACATCAGCGCCACTGCGGGCTTGACGGTTGCCGGACGTCGGCGGGGGCGGCTGAGCAGGGGGCTGACCGGGAACCTCGACAGTGATGTTGTTCGGGTCGTTCGGGTCGGGTGGTTCCGGCGGCGTTGTCTGTGGTTCGGTGACGGTCATGTACTACTCATGGCTCCTTTCAGGTGTCGTCTTCTTCGGGGACTCGGCGCTGGGGCATCGTGGTCCCGTGCGCCAGAGCGACGATGCGCTGCTGCATCTTCTTGACGTCGTCGGAGTCGGTCAGGTCGATGCCAGGTAGCACGCCCAGCTTGGGCACTGAACCTGGGGCGCTGTTGACGCCCGGACCGCCCGCTGACTTGACTCCTGGCTTGCCGTCCCCGTTTCCGTTGCCGTTGGCCGGTGGCGGGGGCTGAGGTACAGGACCGTCCGGCGGGATCATGCCGGTCATGTTCACGGTGAAGCTGGCTGCCATGGACCGCAGGTACTCCAGCGCGGCCTGTTGTTCGGCGTCATCGATCAGTTCGTGGAAAAGCTCCTGGAGCTTCTCATCGGGCTGCTCCTCACCAAGCTCGATCAGGGCACCACGCTTGGACTCCAGGCCCAGAGCCATCTTGACCTGAAGCTCGTTGAGCTTGACCAGTTGGTCGACGGGCAGAGGCGGTTGGAAGTGGACCGTGTTCTCATAGGTGATGGGGTCCATCGGGTCCAGCATCGGAAGCTGGTCATCCTGGAGCGGGGGGTCGATCTCCGGGTTGTAGACCAGCATCTCCGGCTCTTTCATGAAGAGCGTCTTGAGCGCCAGCTTGTTGACCGCCGCAAAGCCCTCGCCGTACTGAGTGGCCTTGAGATGGAAGCGATTCATCAGTGGCTGGTACTGGATGGCCAGCGCCACACCGCTGGTGTTGGAGATGGCCTGCTCCTCGCCGAGGGCGGTAACCGGCACGCCGGTCATCTCGTGCATGGCCCGCTTTATGACCTCCAGGTACTTGATGGACATCTCGATGCCCTGAGGGTCGAAGAGCAGGTTCTCGACCTTGGCTTCCTTGTTGGGGATACTCCAGGTTTGGTGGGTGCCCTTCTCCAAGTTGGAGGCTCGTGCCCCGATCACTACCGTCACCGGAGCGGCGTGGTAGTTGATGATGTCGCTGATGTCGGTGGCCTTCTCGTTGTACTCCCGGTTCAAGACGGTGACGTCCTGGATGTCAGGCATGCCCCACGGCGATGAAGGGATCGGCAGGTTGCTGATGTGGACAACGGGGATCTCGCCGAGCGGGTTGTCACGCGCGTCGATGAGTTCGTCGTTGACGTACTCCTCTACACGGCTCTCTGTGAGTAGCTCTGTGTAGCTGAAGACCTGGCGCGTCCCTTCTTGGGTCGTGCCCCAGAAGCGGTACTTCAGCTTGAAGCGGATGAGCCGGTTGCGGTCGTGGGGATGCCACTCCGGAAAGCAGAAGGCGGAGTTAAGGGGCAATATCCGCACCCGCCCCGGATGCGGCATCCCCGATGGATCTTGCCACGGTTCCTCGTAGGCCACCTTGATAAAACAGTCGCCGGTCACCGACCCCATGGCCCCGGACTCCCATAGCAGGGACTCCTTCTTATTGTCAACCTCCCAGACGCGTTGGAGCCGGGTGGGCACGATGGCCCCGGTGGCATCGGGGGACCGGAAGCCCACGCCTTTGCCGAAGACGAAGTTGGTGGTGAAGTCGGAGAGTGCCCTGGTGTAGTTGAAGGTGAGTTGCGGCTCCCCCAGGTCGGGGCGCTGCGCCCAGTGGTAGCCCAAGTAGAAGGCCCAGTTCATGGCGTAGCGGTTGAGCCGCGGCCCGTGGACCTCAAACTCCTCGTCAGCTAGCTCGACCAGGCCGAGCGGGCTGATCTGGATGGTGAGGTCGGAGGACGCCGCCCGATAGCTAGGCGACTGGAACTGGATGGCCATCTATCGAGGAGGCGCGGTTATCCGTTGGATGTAATAGTCGACCTGAGTGCGAGGGAGACGCCTACGACTCTGTATGGACTTGAGGGCACGAGCCTGCGCTTGCTTGTAGTGCTGGCTGGACGTTCGGGATGCAAGTGCGGCGTGACGAGGGTGATGCCGATTCATTTCTGGCCCTGGTACAAGCGCTCGTCGGGCAACTTAGAGGTGGTCCCGTCGTCGCCGACACCACTGCGGAAGATGCCTTCAACCGCGCTGGCCAGGCCACTGCCCCCTTTACCACGGGCCTCCTCACGTCGAGGCGAGGACGCCAGCGGACTGGCATGAGGATCGCGCCGGTCGTTCCACAGGGTCTGGAGATCCATGTAGGGCACCGGCTCGTTCTGGACGTAGGACATCACTGCTCCTCGTACTTCTTGGGGCTGAACAAGCTCTGCTGGCGGAACTGGCGGCTGTTCCCGACCTGCTTGCGGTGATCCGCCGACATCTGGGCGATCTTGTACTCCGGGTCCTTATCCGCCTGGCGGCGCTGCTCTGTCCAGGACATGGCCTGGACGGCCACGGCGGGCATGTTGGCGGTCTCGTGCCCCATCTGGATCTTGACCTTGTTTGCCGCCATGCGGGTGGCCTTGTTGTTGAGGGCGTGGGCGATGCCAGTGCCGGTCAGGCGGGGGTCGTCGGCGACGGCGGCCTCCGAGGTCGGTGACGATTTCCGCATGGCGTCGGCGGCGGAGAGCTTGGGGTCGCTCCCGGCCATCTTCGCCACGCTCACGCCACGGCCCCGGCTGCCCGGCACGTTGAGCGGGGTCTGCCGAGTGGAGATGGACTGCATCCAGGTGTCCTCGGCGGTGTGATGCTCTGGCGAGAGGATCCCCTGGTCGGAGTGGCGCAGGCCCCATAGGTCCATGACTCCCTGGTGAGGGTCGCCGTGGATGAAGTGGTGCATCCGGGTGGCGAACTCGCCATGCTCTGCGCTGCCCGGTACCGCCGCCTTGGTGGACTCCTTGTAGCTCCAGACCTTGGGACCACCGTGGGGTGAGATCACGTCTTCGTGCGGGATGTCGCCCCGGAGGTGGCCAATCGAACGGGCCACCTCGTCAGAGAGCCGAGTGGCTCCCATGGCGGTGAAGGCCTCCGGCGCGCTGGATTCGACTGGCTTGCCTTTGTTCCGCATCTTGGCGGTCACCGACCCAATGGCGGCGACATGCACGGGATGAAGATCCTGGACTTTGACTTCCTGACCGACATGCTCTTTGGGAAGCGGTGGAACTTCCCCCAGTCCCTGCCCCTGCCACGATTTCCCCATCCGCTTGATGGGGGCCTTGGTGGCTTGGTGTAGCTCCTTGCTGATGGTGACGGTGTGAGGCTCCGCCGTCAGCTTCATGGCTGCGGCCCCGGCGGGCCGCTCCGACTCCGGAGCGTTCAGTGGGCTGAGCGCGGTAGTGGCAGCAATGGCCTCGTGGGAACTGAAGCCATGCTGTCGGCCCGCCTCCCGGATGAGGTTGTGATGACCGAAGTACCAGTCGGCACCGCCCAGGTCTCCGCCACCGGCCTCTTTGGCTCGTGCCGCCCCCTGGTGGACCAGTTTGACCCGTGCCGCCGACGCTCCCTGGAGCGTCATGGGCTTGTCTTCCAGGTGTGGACCGATCGTCCCCAGTGATGACTCCCGATGCCCCATCTTCTTGACGTATTCCGGGTTCGTGCTGGTGGTCTGAGCCTCCTGGGCGGCAGCGACGGCTCCGGCATGGCGCGACTTGGCCTTGCCCATCTCCGCCCAGTTCTCACGAGCAGCGCGACGACCCTCAGGGTCGAGGTCTTCGTATTGAAGTGCCCGCCCTGCGGGCGCGCCGGGCCGCTTCCTGGCCATCAGTCGCTGACGACTTCGGGTGCCCGCCTCTTCTGGATGCGCCCATTGCGGACGACTTCCTCGTAGCGGACCTCAGCCTGGTCGGTGAAGCTGCCGTGGGCGAACTCGCCGAGCATGGTGGGGGCGTCGATCCAGGCCGCGGAGCCAACATGGGAGCGCTCCGCCATGGTCTCCTCCGGCATCTTGAACTGGGTGTTCGGATCGACGTGACCGATCCGGCCCGGTGCCGAGAGCATGAACTCGGTCATGCCTCGTGTGAAGTCCCTGGGCAGATCAGTGTCGGTGGCGAGGCCCTCTTCGAACCGAAGAGGCCCACGACCGCCAGGCTGATCGGGACCCATAGTCCGGTCGTAGGCGTACCTACCTCTTTCTGGGTACTGCGGTTCCGGGCCAAGGCTCATGGGGCAAACTCCTTCTGTGACCGGTTAAAAGAAAAGGCTAGCCACGGCCTTTTCCCCCAATGAGACCACCCAGTACCTCAGATATAAGTGATCAACTCATTTAGCGTTCAACGTGGAACATCCCGGAGCAAAGTAGCGACGTCGCTACTTTGATTGGGTACCCTGAGGCTGTGTCCGACCTGTGGGCAGCGCAGACGTCCATGCAGAGGGCGACGGGCACGGCTGGCAATCCGAGTGGCCCGGCCCAGGCCGATCTTCAGCAGGCCGTCACCCCGTACTCGGCCCAGCTTGGCGCTCAGTCGGCCAAGTCGCAGTTGGAGTCCGAGGCTGAACCGGCGATCGCCGGGGCCGCGACGAAGATGAACAACGCCATCACCGACGTCCTGCACCCTCTGTCTGGCGTCTTGGGCGGCGCATTGGGCGGGTGACCCGTGGCGTCGAGGCCCAGGGGCTGGCGCTGATCTCGACCTCCGGCACCATGAGGGCCTTGCTCATGATCACGGCGCAGGCCAGGCTGTCGACATAGTCATCATGGACCCCGGCCTCGTTGGGGGCCTCCACCAGGAGGTGAGCGCCCTGGTACTTCTTTTCGACGTCGATCATCTGCTGGCGGAATCGCTTCCAGGTCTTGGTCTTGCGGGCCTTGGGGTGGGCGGGCCAGGACAGCAGGCCGCGCTGGAGTAACTGCTGGAGGTGCTTCCACCGGAGGGACTGATCCCCGATCTGGGAGGACAGTGGCTCGACCTGGATGTTTGGCAGGAGGCGCTTCAGCCGGTCAGCAGCAACATCGCCAACTCCCTGGGCGTCCACCCCTAGCGCCACAACGGAGTAGTTGGAGAGGAAGTCCACGATGCGGAAGTACTGCTCCTCCCACTCCTCACCGTGCATCTCCAGCCAGTTGAGGATCCGGTGATCGTAGAGGCCCAGTTCATCGGGCCGGTCCCAGTCCACCCACATGACGGTGACCACGGTGGAGTCCATCTTGCGGGCGAAGTCGATGCCGCCGATGAGGGGGCTGCGCCAGTAGGCCGGAAGGATGGGCATGGTGGGATCGCCAAGCTCGTCCATCCGGGTCTCGGTTATGAGCATGCCCCGTTCCAGCAACCACTCCAGGGCGTAGTTGAGCCGGAACTCATCGCTGTCGACGCCGATCCGCATGGCCTCGCCCCGGATGTAGGCGGCGTAGTTGCGGTTATATTTGGCGCAGAACTTCCAGTCGAATCGAAAATGATTTTTCTTGGAACCGCGGCGTAGCTCTTGCCGCTTGTTGAACATGATCGTCTTGTAGAAGACGCCTTTGGTCACGTCGGGGGTGCCGGTCATGACCATGGTGGCCAGGTAGAAGGCACCCATGGGCGTGATGGACTTGTTGAGGACGTACTCGTCTACGGATTGGCTTTCGTCAACGAAGATGACGTGATAGCTCTTGGACTCGATCTTGGCCCTGGGGTTGGCGGTCTGCATGGCACAGAAGCTCTGGCACTTCTTGAGCCGGACCCGGCGCGACCCCGGCTTCACCTGGTCATCGATGTCGGGGTCCTCCAGCATCTCCTGCGCCCGCTCGCTGGTGAGCCGGTCCACCACGCGGCCAAAAAGGGTCTCCACCTGCTGTTCCACCGGGGCGAAGCAGCCGATCATTACCCCACGGGCAAACTTCTGTAGCGGGTCGAACTCCGGGAACATCTCCGCCAATCTGGGCAGCAAGATCATCAGGCTGGCCGCGACGTTGGCGACCACCTCGGTCTTGCCGGATTGGCGGGAAAGCTCTCCGGTGATGGTGGCCCCGTCCCCAGATATCACCGACTCGATGATGCGCCGACCGAGCGCCGCCTGGTACGGGAACATCTCCACCCCGGAGAAGATGACCGTGAACTCCCACACCTTATCCACAAGGCGGTCCACAAACTGTTGATCACTAGGATCGAGGACGGCGGGCGCGAACTCGGATAGTTCCGAGAGGTCGTCGTCCGATGCAGTTACATCGTCTTCTAGGGCCGGATCGGCCACGTACGTCACCGAATCCACGCTACGTGGGGGCGGATCCAGCCCCTTGACCACCCAGCGAAACTGTTAGAAAAAATAACAAGTCACTGTCGGCAGTCCATCGGCAGAACGGGTGGAGCTTTTTTCCGGTTTGGCTTGACGGGGGCCGCACGCCAGGGTAGACATCTCCCAGCACCACCACCCGGACCCCGTGGATCCTTGGTGTCCTTCATAGGCAGGGCGGTTCCCCCGGCGGGTGGTGGGGAATGGGAAGGATGGCCATGAGCCAGAACAGGTGGAGGGGAACCAGTGGACTGTTCAGTGGAGTGTCATTGACGTCGGGGGACCTGTAGGGACGTCGGCTGATATAGGAGTAATACTCCCAACAGATCGACGTTAGCTTAGCCATTTACTGGTTATTTAATCCTGGTCATTTGGGGCTTGACAGGGGACCGCAAGGGGCGCGATTGTGACCGATCACCGCCATAGGGTGGGACGTAGGCCTTTTTAGATGCCACGGCTGTGAATGACATAGGTGGGATCCCTGTCAATGGGGTCGCACCAAGGGGTGACGAATATGGACGACGGGTGGGCGAAGCCTTGCTCTGATTCGGACGCCGGGTTCAACGGAGTCCACGAGTGGGTGACTAGGAGGTCGCGGCGGCGGAAATCGAGGATCATTCCCCTGGGGTGGGATGGCCTGATCAGCGCTATCTCACGGGACCTGGCCTTTAGCTGGCGGGAGACGGCGGATGCGTTGCAGAGCCTGCTCGACCTGGAGTGGGCGGAGAAGGTGGACGAGGGCTTCCGAGTCCTGGTCGAAAAAAATCTGGCGGAACTTGCCGCTCAACCCGGCGCAGCCGGGCGCGAAGGAGGCAGTCTAGTCGCGAAGCGACTGGATGCCGACGACGCGATCTTTCCGCTTTTCGGTGAGGCGAGCGCAGCGAGCCGAATCCCTGGGGTAATGGGGAAGTCTGCCCAGTTTTATGGGGGTACACGTACCCCCAGGCCTTCAGGATTACGAGTCGAACTGTGTCGGGACTTTTTCACGAACCTGGTGGAGGCCCACAGAATGGAGACCATCCCAGGCCATCTGTACTGGCGAGGATTGTGCAGTCAGGTCAAGAAGTTCCAGGGTGACTACCAGGTGGATCTGACCTTCGTTCGCCAGATGATGGAGGAGTTCGTCCGGCACCCAGAATGGTGTCAGCGATCACGCCGCCCAGCCTGGCAGGTCTTCGTCTCCCGCCGTGAGGAACTCCTCGGTCTGGTGAAGCTGCGCCAGCGTCATCACCCTGGCGACCGGCGCTACCAGGTCGAGGGGGACCAGGGCTGGCTGACCAACGGTCGTGAGCGTCACACCCAAGGTGCAGAGTATTGGCTGGGTCGGTCGTGATCCCGATCCACCACCTCATCCTCGTCCAACTGTTCCTGCTCCGTGCGATCCGCCTCCAGGGTGGCCTCATCATGACCGTCGCTACCAACCCGAAGGGGAAGCTGCCTCCGGTGTGGTTCCGCGTTGGGAGGAGAAGAGTGATCACCGACCAGTTCAAGAAGGATCGCCGCTGCGCCTGCATCGACCAGTGGCACTTCTTCTACAGCAGCGACCTAAGCGAACAGGCTGTGGCCAAGAAGCTGTGCGCCACCTGTCCGATGCTGCACCCCTGCACCTTGTGGAGCCTCTACGGAGACTGCGACAAGGACGGATCGTTCGGGATCGTCGCCGGGATGGATCCCGACCAGAGGGATCGGATCCGGTCGGGCCGGGAGGAGTTCTGGGACTGGCCGAAGGAGTTCAACTACGCCGCCAAGGCTGCCAAGGCCGCGGCTCGCAAGCGGGAGCGCCTGGGCCTCCGCAAGCGCGATCAGCGCCACCTGGAGATCCCGGCCTGCCCCGGCTGCGGCAGCAACCAGTACGTGGTCCGGGAGGGCCGGGACCGGATCACCAGCCGCCAGCAGTACCAATGCACCACCTGCGGGCCTTACTTCCTTGGGGAGGAACTATGAAGCAGACCTTCGGTCCGTACCAGGACAAGAGCATCGGGGACGTCGAGACCCCGACCGAGGTGTACGAGGTGGCGGTCCGGACGGTGGAGTTGTACCTGAAGGAACTCGACAAGTCCCGCCACACCGGGGTGGGGCTGACCCTTCTCGGCCCCAACGGGGTTGGCAAGACCCTGCTGGCCAGCGTCGTCCTCAACGAGGTCATCCAGCGTGGCTACCGCATCGAGGCCATCGAGTTGGCCGTGTACGTCGCCCTCCACAAGGACAAGTTCGCGCTCCATAGCCTCATCAAGGCCAGCGACGACGAGCGGATCGTGGACGAGTACGTCAAGCTCCGTCAGCACCTGCGCTACATCCAGGGCGTGTCGAAGCACAGCGCCGACTGGGTGCTATTCGATGACGTGGGCCGGGAGTATCCCTCGGAGTCAGGGTGGTCCCAGGCCGAGTTCTTCGACACCGTCCGCTCCCGATGGAATCGCAACCTGCCGACCTTGGTGACCAGCAATCTGCCGATGTCGGAACTGGATCAACGCTACGGCGAGGGACTGTCGAGCCTGCTGATGGAGGCCACCCAGGTCATCCTGGTGGAAGGGGATGACTTCCGGTGGAGAAGGGACAACTAGGCACCGGGGTCCAGCGCCGGATCATCTTCATCTGGGAAGGCGCGGTGGCCACTCTGCCCAGCAAGAAGGCCGTCCAGGTCATGGAGTCCCTCAAGCGATCGATGAAGGTGTGGGACCAGGCCGTCAGCTACTGGGTCATCCATGACCAGGCCATCAGGGCTGCCTGGTCGTTGCTCAACACGGCTCACCTACGGATGGACATAGCCGTCACCACCAGGACACCAGAGTTCGCGGAGGCGGTGGCCCGGCTGGTCGAGCGCCAGAACCTGCCGTTCCGGTACGTGTTCTGGCAGTCAGCCGAGGACCTGGGCCGGATGCTGTCTTCCATGCCCGACGTGGTCCGGGTGTACTACGGCCTGGAGGAGCAACGCTGGTCGTTCGGACCACACGGCTTCTTCTTCAGTGAAAAGGCCTGGCGGTCCTGATGGACGTCGAGTGGGCCACCCTGTCGAAGGTCATCGAGGTCGGCGGCTTCAACGACGTGGCCGAGGCCCGCATTGGCCCGGCCTTCTTCATGGACCCCGACAATGCCCAGGTGTTCCGGTGGATGCAGGAACACTGGAGCGAGCATGGGGTGACGCCGGGGGAAGAGGCCTTCCGGCACCGGTTCCCCGGCTACGCCCTCATCGAGACCCCCGAACCACTGGGCTACTACCTGGGCGAGCTACGCGACCAGCGGCAGTACTCACTGCTCAACGGGATGCTCGACACCATCAAGGAGCCGCTGCGCCGCGGCGACTCCAACATCGCCATCAAGATCCTCAACTCCTCCCTGGAGAACCTCCACACCGAGATCGCGGATCTGCGCGACGAGGATCTGACCAAGACCACGGAGGCCCGCATGGAGCATTACGAGCGGCTGGCCACCACACCCGGCATCCAGGGGCTGCCGACCGGATTCCCCACCATGGACCTGGCCACCAGCGGCCTCCAGAAGGAGCAGTTGGTCACCCTGGTCGGCCTCCAGAAGACCTACAAGTCCATGCTGCTGATGTGCATGAACATCGCCTGCCACCTGGGGGGGCACCGCACCCTCTTCGCCAGTTTCGAGATGAGTACTCAGGAGCAGGCCACCCGGCATGACGCCCTCCGGGCCGGGATCAGCCTGACCCGGCTTCAGAACGGCAAGCTGCTCCCGAAGGAGCGGACCAAACTCCGCCGGATGATGCACGGCATCGAGGACCTTCAGCCATTGGTGTTCATTCACGATCCCGCCGCCACGACCACGGTGTCAGCGATCGCTTCCAAGATCAGTCAGTACAAGCCGGACGTGGCCTTCATCGACGGGACCTACCTCATGGACTCCGAGGTCCCCGGCGTCGAGCCGAACAGCCCGCAGGCGCTGACGTCGATCACTCGCTCCCTCAAGCGGCTGGCCCAGCGGATGCAGATTCCGATCGTGCAGACCACGCAGGCCTTGACCTGGAAATCACGGCGGGGGCTGACCCTGGACTCGATCGGCTACTCAAGCTCGTTCGCGCAGGACTCGGACGTCATCTTCGGGGTGGAGGAGATCAAAGACAGCGACCGAGAGATCCTGCTGCGGATCATCGCCGCCAGGAACTGTCCGCGCAAGGACGTACGGCTCGCCCTGGACTGGGAACATGGGGCCATTATTGAGACCGGAGAGATCAACTTCGGCTCTGATGACATGGACGATGATGACGCGTGATCGAGGATCTCCTAGAACACATCGGCGTTGAGGACATACAGCCCAGGGACAATGAGATCGGGGCACGCTGCCCGATGCACGAGCAGCGCACCGGGGAGCTTGAACGCACTCCCCGCCACTTCTTTGTAAATAGGAGTACCGGGGCGTTCCATTGCTTCTCCTGCGAATACGGAGGGTCCCTCGTCAAGCTGATAATGGACGTCACCAAGCTGGGCTTGTGGGACGCCCACCAACTGGTGCGCCGGTTCGATGTCGACCTGGACAGCCCGAACGAGGAGCGCACCTGGGAGCCGCCGGTCCCCAGCCGCGACCTGGCCACCAAGCTGGCCGAGTTCGGCCCGCCACCGGCACGGGCCATGGCGCGCCGTCACCTGGACCCCGAATCCGTCGACCGGTTCGGTGTCCGCTGGGACTACGAGCTATCCGCCTGGATCTTCCCCATCTACGGACCAACCGGCGACCTCTGGGGCTGGCAATCGAAGAGTGCGGAGTGGGTACGCAACCGACCCCCCGGCATCCGCAAGTCCCTCACCCTCTTCGGCATACAGCTACCCCGCAACAGTCCCTACGTGATCCTGGTCGAGAGTCCGCTCGACGTCGCGTACCTGGACGGCCTGGGCTATCCGGCGGTGGCCAGCTTCGGGGCCGGGGTGAGCGACGCCCAGATGCGCCTGATCATCGAACGCTTCGATGAGTTGACCCTCGCCCTTGATAATGACGAGGCCGGGCGCAACGAGACCCGGCGGCTATTGACCGAGAAGTGGCACCACCGCATCCCCATCCAGATCTTCGACTATGGGAGCAGCAGAGGGAAGGATCCCGGCGAACTAGCGCCACACCAAGTGAAGTCCGCTATGGATGATCTCACCCTGGCGGCGTTCTGGTGAGCGCCTTCACCGGGACGCTGTATGACTTCCAGGAGGCGGCAGTAGAGCGCATGATCAACATGCGACGAATCCTGCTGGCCATGGAGATGGGCCTGGGCAAGACCGTCGTGGTGATCGCTGCGGTGGAACGCCTCATCGATCAGCAAGAGATCGGGGCCGGATTCGTGATCTGCCCGGCCAGCCTTAAGCTCCAGTGGCGGCGCATGATCGACCAGTTCACCGAGGGGAAGGCCGACGTCATCGTGGTCTCCGGTGACGCCCGCCAGCGTCAGGACTGCTACCGCGCCTACATGAACCAAGAGGCCCAGTACCTGATCATGAACCCGGAGACGCTCGTCTCGGACTGGGACGTGATCCGCAAGCTGCCGAGGGACTACGTGGTCTGCGACGAGGCCACCTGGTTCAAGAACTTCAAGCCCAAGCGGTCGAAGAAGATCAAGCGGCTCCGGGCCGAATACCGCTGGGCACTGACCGGCCAGCCGATCGAGAACAGAGCCGAGGAGGCCTTCAGCCTGATGGAGTGGGTCGACCCCGGTGTGCTGGGCGACTTCCGCACCTTCGATCGAGCCTTCTGTGTCCGGGACCACTGGGGCCGGGTCAAGCTCTACCGCAACCTGCCCACCCTGCACCGGCTGCTCTCCGACCACATGATTCGGCACACCCGTGCCCAGGTCGCCGACCAGCTTCCCGCCGTCAGCGAGGAAGTGGTGCCGATCGAACTTGATGGCCCCGCCGCCCGGCTTTATCGCAACGTAGTCCACGACCTAGAGGCCGACCTCGCCGACGCCATCTCCACCTGGGGCAACTTCAGCCTGTCGAGCTTCTACCACGGCGAGGATCAAGGTGAAGCCAGGGGCCGGATCATGGCCAAGCTCCTGGCCCTTCGCATGGTCTGCGATCACCCGGAGCTTCTGCGGATCTCCGCCGCCAAGTACCGGGGTGAGACACCCGGACGAGGCGGGTCGCAGTACGCCCAAGAGCTACACGAGGCTGGCAGGCTGGAAAACCTCAAAGGCTCACCCAAGCTCGACACCACCATCGAGCTTGTCACCGACATCCTCAACGCCGACCCAGCCAACAAAATCGTCATCTTCAGCTTCTTCAAGGGCATGCTGGACCTACTGGCCACCGCTACCAACGGGCTGGCCAAGTCGGTGATCTTCTCCGGTGACGTCACCGAGAAGCGGCGCGACGAGGTGAAGCAGCAGTTCGCCAGTGACCCGGAGACGAGGCTATTCTTGAGTTCGGATGCCGGGGGCATTGGCCTCGACCTACCCATGGCCAACTACCTGATCAGCTACGACCTGCCCTGGAGCGCCGGGGCCTACGCCCAGAGACAGAGCCGGATCATACGTTTATCATCTGTCTTCCCTCAGGTGACGCTTCTGTCTCTCCAAGTGTCAGACAGTATCGATGAGTATCAGCATGCCCTGCTGGCGCAGAAGCAGAAGGTGGCCGACGCCGTGGTGGATGGGAAGGGCATCAGCCGCAAGGGACGGCTAAGTCTTGACCTCCAGAGCTTGAGCCGGTTCTTGGCGGAACACGAGGTGTGAAACTTTTTCATGACTATTTTCCGCAGCAGGGCGAATCCACGATTGGCGAGTGCTAATGCTGTAGAGCATCGCAGGGAGAAGGAGGTTCCGATGGCTTTCGATCGGATCGTGAAGGCAGCCCAGCAACGCATGGGAGGTGAGTCAACCGGGGCCTGGAAACTGGCTGAAGCCCTGGCGGCAGATATCCCAGCCCAAGCAAAAGGAGGAGACAGGAAGTCGGAGTCGGCAAATCAAGGTAGCGACGTCGCTGCTTTGCTCAGGGAGGCAGCCGACCGCCTCTTGGAGGAAGGTGTCGAGACCCCAGCGGGAGAGCCGTACACCCCGGCGTCCCTGAAGGATTTGCGGATGGTTGCAGTGGCGTGGTCACCGGAAGACCGCTTTGAAGAGGCGGCTTTTAGGACTCACCAGGAGGCCGGGAAGGACGAGCGGAAGCGACAAGTCTTGGCCGTCCTCTGCGAGGCCGCCCGAACTGGTGACCTTGGCCTGCCTGAACTGGAGGACGGCGAGATTGACGAGATCGCCTGGATGAAGGCCACCGCCTCGATTGCCCGGAAGCGTGAGCGTGGGAGCCGGTATCCCGTTTCCGCCAACGACTTTCGGATCGCCTTGAAGCGAAAGAAGAACACACCAGCGCGTGATGCGACTGATCCAGGCGAAGCGACAGCCATTGATGCCATCGAGGCCATGCAGGACGGCAACGACAAGTTCGACTATGCCGTGAGGGTCCTGGCCAAGAGCGGGACGCCGACCACAGATGTCCGCGACGCCATCGAAGGGTTGCTCAACCGACTACAGGCAACGCTCGACTTCCTGACGGCCTATCTGAACGAGGGCGGCATCACCGATGCTTCCTTGTCAGAACTACTTGCCGAGGAGCAGCGATGAGCGATAGCGACTACGTCGAAAGTCGACGTCAGGAACTCTATGACTTCCTCAGGGATCACCCCCATGTGAAGTACACGTATACCGGACTTGCGTACGCCTTGGAGCGAGAGGTGGACACCTCGTTGACCACGGATATGTCCGCCGTTCGTCACTGGGCGCAGGACCGAGGGGCATGCATCACCAACTGCTCATACGATCCAGAGGAGCAGAAGAACGTCTTCCAGTACTTACCAGCGGGCGAGGAGCAGATGCAGTCGGTACGACCCTTGCGTAAGCAGTCTCGTGACACCAGGACCAGGCTTCGGAATCTGGGGAAACAAGCTGCGTACACAAGGAAGAACGCCGTGCGGAAAGAGGACCGATCCTACGGCAAACTCAACGAGCAAATCAGCACAGCGGTGTCACAAATCTTGACTGCCGTCGAAGAGCATCGAGTAGAGATGAACGGTACGCACTGAGGTACGGACCTCGCTACCTCTTCTGTGGGAGTCGTCTTACTGACGACACCTTGCTGATGCGGGCACTCCTGGAAGGACTGAATACCCAGGGACGCCAGTGGACAGAGGTCATCATCATCCTGGACGACGGATCGCTCCGGGGGCTTGAGGAAGAAGTTTCCTTCTTCAAGCACCTGGAGCATCGTCGCGTAAAGGACTGGGTCCGGCCCAACATCGTGGTGGCCTTCATGGATCGACTGAGTCAGAACCGTGACACGGAAAAGCTGCTGAGACGTGCAGAGAGCGAAGGGATCCCGGCGTTCATTGTGAGCGCATACGGGGCTTAGAAACCTATCGGAACTTGCCGCCATTGACCCTTTGACATAGGTCAGTGCCGTTACCCTTCAGGGCATGGCAAGACTGCGTCGGCGAGAAGAAGAGGCCTTGGACCTGGCCACGCTGCGCCATCAGGTTGAAGGTTGGTGGGGCGTCAAGTTCCAGTCAAAGCTGATAACAAGCTCGCTGAATGAAGGCAAAGACGCTCTGCTAAAAATCGTCCAACGGTTTGGTGAAACAGAGCCGAGCAAAGGGTCTATTTTTCTGGAACTGGGAGAGCCGGTCGGCGATCGCAAGATCCTCAGGCTGAAGGCTCAGCGCTCCGTGGGTACCGGGCTGAATACCGAGGTGGCCGAGCGGATCCTGAAGGAGAAGGGCCTGTGGGACGAGGTGGTCGAGTGGGTGCCGGTGCTGGACGAGGGCAAGGTCCACGCCGCCTACTACGACCGGAAGATCACTGACGACGAACTGTCGCGGATGTTCCCCCAGCGGGTCAGCTACAGCCTGATCCTGCTGGACGACGCCGACAGGCCGGTGAACTGATGGCCTTCCCGATGCCGAGCTTCGCCGATCTCGATGAGTACTACCCCGGCTCCCGGCGCAAGCGGCGGGAGTCCAGGCAGGCCCGGCAGGAGCGTGTGGCCGTGGAGCGAGCCGAGGCCAAAGCGAACCAGTCCTGGGACGCCCGACCCTGGAAGAAGCACGTCCGCTTCGCCGATGGTCGGGAAGCCGACCTGGAGATGTTTCCGATCGGCAGCTTGGCCAAAGCCCTGCACCGCGACTCCGTGACCCTAAGGGCGTGGATTCGAAAAGGTTGGCTGCCGAAAGCGAAGTACCAGACACCTCCACTCGCAGGTACTCGTGGAGACGCAGGCAGACGTCTATGGAGTCGTGCCCAGATCGAGGGCATCGTCGCAATCGCCAAAGAGGAGGGTCTGCTTAACGACAATCCGCCCCGAATCCAACGGACGAAGTTCACACGACGAGTCATGGCTGCCTGGAGGGAGTGGCTGTGAAGCTGACCAAGAACTGCCGGTACCTCGTGCGGGTCAGGGATTACGAAACGGCCCACATCGAGGTCGGGGCGGAGATCAGCCACTTTGACCTCGGCTATGACGACGAGGCCTGGGCTGCGTCCAATCAGCGACCACGGCTCATTGACCAGATGCGAGCCACGCTCAACATCGAGGTCGATCGGTTGGCCAGAGAAGAACTGGAGACCATCGCCGAGTGGTCAGAGATCAGCCCCAACCTTGCTGACGACTTTCTGCAAACACCACCACCACCTGCCATCGTGCAAAGGAACCAACATGCCAAGAAGACTGGTTCGCAGTCCGCGCCAAGCGGAGGCCTACGAAGAAGAGGAACGTCCACGGCGTCTCCAGAGAGACCGAGGCCGCTCCGCCCCGCCTGAGAAAGACACCGCCGACGACGACAGCGACCTGGCGGTAGCCAAGGGCTGGGAGGGCTATCGGCGCACCAAGGCCAACGCCCCTTCCAAGTGGTCGAAGCTCTACAAGGTCCCCGACGAGGAGCAGTTGATCCTGTTCCTGGAGGACGACCCCTACGCCTCCTTCCTCCAGCACTGGTGCGACTGGGTCCCGAAGGGCCACAAGATGAGCTACATCTGCTCCCAGGACGACTGCCCTCTGGACGAGGTCGACACCCCGACCGCCAGGGTCCGGTTCAACATCCTAGACCTGGTCGGCGACGTGCCGCAGTTGACCACCTACGAGTGCGGCATGACCATCACCGACACCCTCGACAAGTACGCCAAGAACGAGTCGCTGTCTGGTCGCTACTTCGCCATCTCCATGGTGGGTGACAAGACCAAGCGCACCCAGATCCGCCCGGTCAAGGTCCGCGACCTGGAGGAGGACTGGAACTTCAAGCCGCTGTCCGAGGACGAGATCGCCAAGTTCGACAGCAAGCTCTGGGACGACTCCTCCCTGGAACGCTCCAGCCGGAAGGAACTGCAAGAGGTCGCCGACATGGCGACCGAATGATCGGGCTGTGGTGACGCTGCCATCCGCCAGGCCGTCGCCCTGCCCAGAGGGGGAGGCCACTGAAGGAACACCCGCCCCGACAGTGGATCTCCCCCTCACCATAGGGACTTCACATGAACCTCGCCACCAAGACCATCCGTAGCGTTGACGACCTCAAGGACGTCGTCGCGACCTACGAGCGCTTCGGCGAGTTCGCCCTTGACGTAGAGACCAGGGCCAGCCGCAAGGTCCGCATGCTCACCCTGCCGGGCGACATCCCACCTGCGACCAAGGGGACGTCTCGTGCCGCCACCCGCACCGTCGTGTGTCCATCCTGCGGGCGAGAGTTCCCGCCCCGGCATGGACGCAAGTGGTGCGATGACCTGTGCCGCCTGGCGGCGGAGAAGGACAAGCCAGCCCTGGACGCCCGGACCAACGCGGTGTGGTCAATCAGCCTCGCCGGTCCAGGGCGTGCCGACGTCATACCCTGCGGGCACCCCGACCCCCGCCAGCAGTTGGAGGTCGATGACGTCTTCGCCGCCCTGGAGCCACTGCTGTTCTCCGACCGGCGCAAGATCGGTCAGAACGTCAGCTTCGACCTGCTCTCGATCGCCAAGTACTACGACGGCGCGATCCCGCCTCCGCCTTATGGCGACACCCTCACCCTGATCTTCCTCCTCAACGAGAACCTGCCCAGCTACAAGCTGGGGGCGCTGAGCAAGCGATATCTGGGCCTGGCCTACGCCGACAAGCTGGGCGAACACGCCTACACGACCTTCTTTGAGAAGGCGGTTCGCTACTCACTGGTCGACGCCAAGATGGCCTGGATGCTGTGGTGGAAGATCCACCCCAAGCTCACCAAGGCCACCGCCCGGAAGCTGGCTGACCTGTTCGACCTGGAGATGCAGGTCATGCACGTCCTGATGAACATGCGCCAGGCCGGGGCCTTTGTGGACCTGGAGGAGTTCCACCACATCCGGCCCGAACTGGAGCGTCAGTTCACGGAGAAGCTGGCGGAGATCCGGGAGATGGTCGGGGCGTGCAAGTGTGAGCGACCCCGGTGGGTTGAGCGCGACGGCATCAACTTGAACTCCACCGCCCAGTTGGCCCACTACCTCTATGACGAGGCCAAACTGCGCTGTGAGTTCCTGACCGAAGGCGGAGCGCGATCGACCAGCGCCCAGGCGCTCAAGGGCTTGACCAAGAGGCACCCAGTTCCTGGAATGGTCCTGGAGTTCAAGGATCTTCAAAAGCTCCAGTCGACCTACATCTCCGGCTACATCCCTCACATTGATGAGGACTCCCGGATCCGGGCCAGTCTGAACCAGACCCGTGCCAAGACCGGGCGGCTGTCCTGCTCCGATCCCAACCTTCAGAACATCCCTGCTCGCCACAAGGAGACCTTTGAGGCCACCATGGTGCGGCGGCTGTTCCGCGCCCCACCGGGCAAGAAGCTGATCGTCGCCGACTACAGCCAGATCGAGCTTCGCATCCTGGCCCACCAGACCAAGGACCGGCTCCTGGTCTATGCCTACACCCACAACCTGGACCTGCACGCTCAGACCGCCTCACTCATCTGGCGGATCCCTCAGGACCAGGTGACCGGCGAGCAGCGAGCTATCGCCAAGAACTCCAACTTCAACTTCGCCTTTGAGGGTGGGCCGGGCCGGGTGGAGGCCATGTCCGGGATCCCGATCCGGGAAGCCGAGGAGGTCTACAGCGCCTGGCATCGGGCCTACCCCGGTGTCAAGAAGTGGGGCAAGACGGTGAAGCGCTTCTGCTGGGAACACGGCTACGTCGAGACCCTGTACGGGCGCAAGCGCCGGTTGCCAGAGATCACCTCCGATGATTGGAAGGAACGCAGCTACGCCGAACGTCAAGCCGTGAACCATCCAATCCAAGGGACCGCGGCCGATATCGCCAAGATTGCGATCGTAGAGGTCCATAAGACTCTCCAGGACTTTGACGCCGCATTAGTGCTTCAAGTCCACGATGAGTTCGTCATCGAGGTGGCCGAGCGCCAAGTGGACGAGGTCTTACCGTTGGTGCGGACCGCCATGGAGGACATCCGTCTCGGCACCAGGCCGGTACTGGACGTGCCTCTGGAGGTCAACATCAGTGTCGGCAACAACTGGGCCGAGTGCAAGTGAGGAACCATGAGTGACATCAGTTGGTGGGAGCGCCGCCTGGGAGGGGTAGTCAATCGGCAGCAGCAGCCGCCGCCGCCACCCGCTCCAACCAGCTATGGCCCGGCGGTGCGCTGGGAGCCGCAGTACCCCCCGACTGGTCCGCGCCAGGAGGTGGATTACGGCCAGCCGGGAGGCAACGGCGACACTACCCACGGCCAGGTCCAGCGCCAGGGCTATGTCAACAAGGCACCCTCCAGCATCGGCAAGGTCGGGCAGTGCCCCGGCTGTGGCGGCTCCAACTACTTCCGGCGGCGCTGGGCGCACACCGAGGCCGCGCCGCTCTGCACCGACTGCGGCTTCAACGGCGACCTCTTCACCCAGTCCGGCACCCTGCTGAACGCGGTGGGGATGAGTAGCTCCGGGCCGGTCGCCTTCGCCCGCACCGACAACCCCGGTGGTCAGAGCCACTTTGAAGCCGATCCCTCGGTACCGGGCGACTTCAGTTGGTCCAGCGTCCGATGAGCGTCACCTATGACCTCGCTCGTCGGCTAAACGCCCGTGCCCGTGAGGTACTGAGGCACCACGGGATCTCCGGACCTGAAGCGCGACAGATCGTGCATGAGCTTCGGACCAACGGCCACGACTTCTGCACCATCTGTCACTACAAGGTCAAGCGTCGAACCGGTGATCCGCTACCCCTTGACACTGAGGCCAATCTGGCCGACCTGGAGGACATCATCCGGCTACCCCAACGCGACGGCGACGCCGGGGACCTAGAGATTCGCCGCACCCACGCTTATCAGGTGCTATGGGCCTTCTACCATGCGGAGAACGGTCTGACAGACCACGAGTTACAGGCCTATACCGGCATCTTCCTCGACTCAGCCAAAGGGATGCGAGCCAACCTCATGAAGCACGGGTGGATACGCGCCTCAGGGGCTAAACGCCCGTCCTGGAACGACCGGCCCATGGAGGTGTGGTACCTGGGCCGGACCGCCCGACGAACCATGCAAGAACACGTACCGCGGAGACGGCTCGTCCGAGTAGGAGGAAGAAATGCCCGGAGGTAAGGACCCAGGTCCATCAATCAAGAAGCCGAAGATGTACGAGGACCTGAAGAAGGAGGGATACTCCAAGTCCAAGGCGGCGGCGATCTCCAACGCCTCGGCTCAGGGGCCGAAGCGACGTCATCAGATGGCGGAGAAGGCGGCTGAGACCAGGGAGTCGGGAAGAAAACCTCAGCCCAAGCGCGGAAAAGCCACCTGATCCCTGCATATGAGGTACTCAGACATACAAGTGCTGGGTGAGCCGGATGACATCAACCGGCTCAAGGGCGACGACCCCTGGAAGCAGGAGGTCTGGGACGGCCTGGTTAAGGTCATCGGCCGCGGCCGGGAGTTCTCCATGGATGACCTCTGGGACGAGGTCTTCCTCGATCCGAACGACCCCGATGCCCGCTCCAAGAAGCTGGCAGCCAACTCGCTGATCACCAGGGCCAAGAACCTCGGCCTGATCGAGGACACCGGCAAGTCCGTGATCTCCCAGGGGGTCAACGCTCACAAGCGGAAGATCTCGGTGTGGCGACCGAAACGGAAACGACGTCTCGTACGGATAGGAGCGAACAGTGGCAACTAAGAAGCAGCCCTTCGGGGGCAAGCAGGCCGCGCCCTTCGGCAAGAAGGGGGAGGAGAAGAAGGAGACCGCCAAGAAGGCACCCGCCAAGAAGACCAGCAAAAAGTGACAACCAAAGCACCCCCAGACAGCCACAAGGTCGTGCTGGGCGTGATGGCGGAAATCAACAAGGAGTACGGCCCGGAGACCGTCGTTTGGGGTAGCCAGCTTCGCTTCTCCGACATCCCTCGCATCTCCAGTGGGTCTCTGGCACTCGACACGGCTCTCGGTGGCGGCTGGACGGTCAACGCCTGGCACGAGATCTACGGCGACGAGTCCTCCGGCAAGACCACCATCATCTTGAAGACCATCGCCGCCCAGCAAGCCAAGGACCCTCACTGGACGGTGTTCTGGATCGCGGCCGAGGAGTTCGTGCCCGAATGGGCAAGGGACCTGGGCTGTGACATCGACCGCATCGTGGTCATGCAGACCAACGTCCTGGAGGAGGCCACCAACGCCGCCATCCGCATCCTGGAGACCCGCACAGTCGACGCCCTAGTGATCGACTCCCTCCCGGCGCTGTCGCCGATCGGGGAGACCGAGGGCAGCATGGACGACCAGCAGGTCGGCCAGGTGGCCCGGCTCATGGGCAAGTTCTTCCGCAAGGCCTACACGGCCATGAAGCGCAGCCTGGTGGAGTCCGACCGGCCCGTGACCTGCTTCATGGTCAACCAGTGGCGGGAGAAGATCGGGATCATGTTCGGCGACCCTCGCACCACCCCAGGGGGCCGAGCCAAGAACTACTGGTACAACACCAGAGTCGAGCTAAAACGCGACGACTGGATCACCGAGGGGGAGAAGCGCAACCAGCGCAAGGTGGGGATCTCCGTAAAGTGCCTCACCAAGAAGAACAAGAGCTACCCCCCAGAGCGCGTCGCCAGCTTCGACTTCTACTTCGACCACAACGAGCTTCGCATCCCCCCAGGTAGCTACGACCCGGCCAAGGAGTTGACCACCCTCGCCATTTACTACGAGGTTTTCACCGTTAAGGGGTCGTACTACCACTTCGGCGAGGAGTCCTGGCATGGTCGATCGTCCCTGGAGGAACAAATCCGTTGGGACCTGTCGTTGCAAGAAAAGCTGCGCGGTGCTGTACTGGAGGTCGCAGCGAAGGGCAAGCAACGCCCGGAGGAACAGCGGCGTCCCACTAGGCGTCTGGCCAGGGTCAAGAAGTGAGCGTCGGCGACCGCCTGTCGAGGTCCAGGCGGCAAGAGCGGGAAGGGATGGAGCGCTTTGGGGGCGTGCGTAACCCCAGGTCAGGTGCTAGGTGGGATCGGAGAAATGATGGTCGCACCGAGCGGGAACTGGTTGAGTTCAAGCGCACCGACAACCGGCGCTCCATCACGCTCAAGTACGACGACCTCCGACAGCTTCGACAGCACGCAGTGGTCGAGTCTCGACGCCCAGTTCTCGGCTTTGAGCTATGCCGAGAACATTTCGTGGTCCTTACCGAGCGCGACTATCACGAACTGGCTGCTGGTGGACGTGGAGATGGTGCTGCCCCCGGTCTACGAGCGGGCCTCGCCGACGTCGTGGATGGACCAAGCCAAGCGTCACGACGTGTGCGCCAACAGCGCCAGCAACCTGTTCTACGCCGATCACCAGCACAACGGTCAGGTCAACGAGGCCAAGGCGGTCTGTCTGGGAACCCACCCGGACCACCCAGGCCGCTGCCCGGTCCTCGACCAGTGTCTCGACTACGCCCTCAGCAACGGGGAGAAGTGGGGCGTCTGGGGCGGGTGTTCCGAAAGGGAACGGCGCAGAATCAGGCGGGAGCGGCACCGTGAAGCGGCTCTCCTCGCTGGAAAAATCATCGCCATCACCGCAGCGCCGTCCCGTAATCGACGCCAACTTGCGCGCATTGTTAGAAACCAGCAAGCGAGAGACCCGGCTCCTTGGCGACATTCAAAGAGCCTTATTGACCAAAGACGACAACGACGGGCGGCGGAGCGACGTGCTGCATCCCTCGGAGATGTCGCACTCGGAATGGTGTCCCAGGGCTAGCTACTACCGCTTGGCCGGGCAGGAGCCTCACAAGGAGGCCCCCGTCACCCACTGGCAGATGCGGATGATCTTCGATGAGGGCAAGGAGATCCACAAAAAGTGGCAGAGCCGTATCTGGGATCTGGGGCGGCTGAAGGGCGTCTTTTATTGCATGGACTGCAAGTACGCCTGGGTCGATACGGCTCCCCAGGAATGTGAGAAGTGCGGGGCTAAGCGGGAGTTCCTTCGCTACGACGAGGTGCCGCTGTACCGCCCCAGCCTGATGATGGCTGGGCACGCCGATGGACTCGACCGGGATGTAGCGGGCATCGAGATCAAGTCCATCGGGGTCAACAGCCTGCGGTTTGAGGCCCCTCAACTGATCAAGGCCCACACCTACAAGCTGAACATCAATGGCCGGAACCGAGAGTTCCTGGACTACGACGGCCTATGGGACTCCATACGGGTGCCGTTCCCGTCCCACATTCGTCAAGGTCACTTCTACAGCTACATGGGAGCGCCAGAGACCTTCTATTACCTCTACGAATGCAAATGGAACCAACGAGTCAAGGAAATGGTGGTCAAGTACCGGGAAGAGCGCATCGCCGACCGGTTGGACTGGGCCAGCCAGGTCGTCATGGCCCTCCAGGGCGGCAACATCCCGGCCTGCCCTTTCGACGGCTGCCCGGACTGCAAACGATACGAGAGGAGTGGCGGTGAACCCCGAAGGAGGATCCTTGTCCGTCGCTCCACGGCGGCTCAAGCGGCAAAGGCCACTGAGCCTGCACGAGACAGCAGTGTGGGCCAGGTCGGTGAACGGCGTCCGGCGCGACGTCTATCGAGATCTGGGGATCGCGGAGCCTGAGCAGCCGGAGTTCGGTCTGCCCAAGCTGGAGGAGGACCTGGATGACCTCACCGACAAGGAACTCATGGCCCTCTTTGTGCAACTGACCCGCTGGACGGACTTCTTCCAGAACCAGGCTGCTATCGAGGAGATCCGGGAGCGCTACGCCGACGCCGAGGTTCGCAAGCTGGAGGGTCTCTACATGACCGCCAACAAGCCGGAGAGGGTCTCAGAGGCCGTTACCTGGGTGCGAGCGCAGATGGAGTTGGAGCCAGCCGTACAGAGCGCCAGAGACGTCCTGAAGGTCGTTTACGCCCGCAAGAAGCTCAAGCAGATGCTGTTTGAGTCAGCCGAGCGCGACGCCGCCGTGGTGAGCCGGGAACTGACCCGGCGCACCGACGCCAAGTCTCCGGGGTACCGGCGAGCAGATCGAGGAGCGCCATGAAAGACGCCCTACTGTGGGCCTTTGATCACTTCTACTACATGGACAAGGCCAACGCCTGCATGCACTGTGCGCCGGTCAGGTTCAGCCCCTTGACCTTCCGGCTGGCTGAGACCCTGAAAGAGGACTGGTCTGAGCAGGAGGACTTCACCCCGGAGTTGGAGGAGGTTCTACGGCACAAGGGTAGGTACGCGGAAGATCCAGGTCGATGACCGACATCTACGTGGGCATCGACCCCGGCTCCAAGAACTGCGCCCTGGTGGCCTGGAGTCCGTCCAGAGGGCTGATCACCACCTGGAAGCCCAAGGGCACCATGCCATCAGGGGTACTGCGGCTACGTCGCCTGATGGTGGAGATCCACGACGAGCTACGCAAGCTCGACAAGATCGGGGAGATCAAGATGATCGCCATGGAGGCCTACTCGATGGCCGAGAGGTACGGCCAGCACGCCTCCGGGGAGATCGGGGCCACCATCAAGCTCACCATCCTGGCTCACTTCCCACATAGTGATCGGCGGGCCTACCCGGTGCTGGTGGCTCCTCAGCAACTCAAGAAGTTCGTGGCCGGGAACGGCAACACCAAGAAGGAGATGATCCCCAAGGAGGTACTCAAGCGCTGGAGCATGGACTTCAATGACACCAACATCGCCGAGGCCTATGTGCTGGCCAGGGTCGCCTACGCCATGGACGCCGACCCAGAGATGACGCAGTTCCAGCAAGACGTGTGCAAGAACCTGGAAGGTCGCACCGAGTTTGACCCGACCGCGGTAGCTCCCAAACGCCGACTGGTCCGGGTCGGAAGGTGACCCCGCTCTAGCATTTCTCCTATGGCAGATCAGCGCAAGGTAGGCCACGCAATCCGCCGCCGTATGGGCGCTTCCTCCAGCCACATGATGATGGCTGAACGAGGGGAAGGTAACTGGGGTGGTTACCCACCCAGCGGTGACGCGGCATTGAGCCAAGCAGAAGCAACAGCAAGAGGAAACGTGTCCGTCCCTTCGACTGGAGGTCGTTCTATGGGATCAGCAGGGCACCTCAAAGGCGTGCCGGATAGCTATGAGACCGGCAGCGACACCTATGGACGTGGAGAGTCTCCACTGTCTTCTGACAACGCCGCTTTCGCCTCCGGAGTGAAGGCCGGGGTGCAAGCTGAGCCGCATCCGGCTCGTGGCCGGTTGTCGCCAGGAGAGTCCGCTGGTGCCCGACTGACCGTGTCTCCCTCGATGAAGATGCCGGAGCAATCTCCGGTACCTACCCAGGGTGGAGGTCGGGTCGTGCCCTCCCAGTCCAGCCGAGCCGCGTCGTTCTCGACGGGCATGAGCGAACAGGGGATGGGATGAGTAACGGCAGAGGAGGAACCTGGGGGGCGAGTTCGGCCCCCACGAGCGGAGGCGGCGGCAGCTATGAGTACGCCGACCACGTCCTCAAGGAGCCGCACGGCCCGACCTACGACATGGTGGCGTCAGAAAAAGACGCCTCAATCCGGGATCCACAGGATCCACATTTTCTCGGCCAGTTGATGCCCGTCGCTCACTCTCGATCCGAAGAGGTCAGGAGCTTCTTCGACGCCACGTCGATAACAGGCTGACATGCCCAGGGGCACCTTCACACCCTGGCAGTTTCTGCCGCCGTACAACTACGGCGCGCCCGGCAATGCCAACACCGCCGGGGGCGGCGGTGGCATGGGGCCGTACTACCGCGACGCCCTGGATGCCCGACGCAGCGCCTACAACCGTACGCCGGAGGCTATGTACCCGGATGGGTACCTGGGAACGATCAACACCCGCCGTGGTGACCGGCTGCTCGACAGCCTCAAGACCCGACAGAACCAGCGCTCCTACGTCCGGGGCGTTCACAAGGGCGAGAAGATCGACCCGGCTGACTACTTCTTCCCTCGCCAGCTACAGCCCGACCGAGGGCTGAGGCGCATGGCCCAGGGCGTGCCCTTCGGCACCGAGGTACTGGTCGAGCGCAACGCTCCCAAGCTGTCACTGCTGCCCAACTACAGCCCAGCCCAGCAGTCCATGCAGGGCGCGACTGGAGGCGTCGGACGTACCACCCAGCTACGCAAGCTCGCCCCGCCCTGGAGGTAAGGATGGCCGATGCGATCCCATACTCCGAAACGAAATGGGCACGAGAGGCCCAGAAGGGTAGAAGCGGGCGCAAGGGTCTGTTCGGGCGGAGAACCGTAGCTACACCAAATGCAAATAGAAATCTCGGACCACAGTTCCATGAAACGCCTCCCAGTCAACAACCGAGACAGTCAAGCTCAGGGATCGATCGAAACGAACCATGGCACTACACATCAGATCCAGGACGGGCGGCAGCAGGGGTCGATAGGTACGAGCCATGGCACTACACATCGGATCCAGACCGAGCCGCAGTGAACACCTACGAACCCTGGAGGTAAGGATGTCGGACCAAGGATCACTATTCGATATTGGGAGTGTCCCTCGTCAGGGGCCGAGTGTCTCCAGGGGTCCGCAGCCGCAAGCTGAGCAGCTTCAGATGAAGTTCCCGTCCCGCTTTGCCGATTCGGGCATAGGTCACTTCGTCAACCGCAACGCCAACGGACTTCAGTTCAACAAGCCCGCCGTGAAACAGGCCGTCAGCAACGTGGTGGAGGCACACACTCGTGCCCAGTATTTCCGGCGGGCCGGGATGGGGGCTGCGATGCGTTACACGTTGGGCATGGGGCAGGTGCCGTCCCATATGACCGACTACCTGAACGCCCGCACCCACGGGCAGAAGCAGACGGGGATCAATCCGGGCGCTCTACACACCATTGGGCAGGAGCCGGAAGCGTAGATGGCCCTACTTGACGAGTTCTTTCCCTTCGACCTGGGTAATGGCGCACCCGCCAATACCGCTCGTTGGCGAAAGATGGCTCAGCTATGGGCACCGGACGGAATCCTGGCCAACTACCTGAACCAACTCAACGCCACCCTGGCGGGCACGACCGTGACAGTCCAGACCGGAGGCCTGTTCCTCCACGGCTATTACGGCGAGGTCCAGAATCCTCAGACCATCACCGGGGTGGGAACCAACGGCACCGTCGTGGCCGGAGCCGATCTCGTCAACCAGAACGTCTCGATCTATTACCGCGACCAGGTGGTGGACTACGGCTCCAACCCGGCCACCAACTACGAGCAGGATGCCAACAAGTGGGAGATGCCACTCTGGTTGGTGAGTGGTACGACCCTGGTCGACCTCCGCAACCTGTTCACATCAGGCATGGGTATGGGATGGTGGAACAGCGCCCCTGGCCCAGTCTCGGTCGGGACCGGTACAACCAGCCAGATGAACATTCTGACGTCGAGAGTCCCATACACGACCTGGGCCATGCTGAACGGCACGTTGCTGGTCACCTTCACTGACGCCAGCCAAGCTCAGACTGCCATCTGCCAGTTGACGTACCAGTTCGGGCAATCCGATCAACAGACTTCGCCGACTATTACGCCGAGCATTCCAGGGGCTGGCCCTGCTGGTGGACAGCTTGCTATTCCGGTCGGCCTCTCAGCCCTAATACCGACGACTCAAGGAAAGAAGACTTTGGGATGGCGAGTGACAGCGGGGACGCCGGGACCTCAGATATCAGTGACCTCGATGACACTGGGGTTGACCCTGGTAGCTCGACCTCCGGCGGCGTGATCACGCTCGACTACGAGGACGGAAAGTTCATCAATCACGACACCGGAGAAGAAGTCTCCGAGTCCCCCCCTAATCCAAGTGACCTGCTCCCGGACTGGCTCTGGGCGCAGCACAACGCACCACCGCCCCAGGAGCCTGAAGAATGACGGTAGTCGACAACTACTTCCCCTTCGACACCGGGTCGGGTGCTACCGCCACTTCGGCCCGTTGGCGGCTCATGGCCCGTCTGTGGTACGGATCCGGTGTCGTACCCAGCTACCTAAACGCCCTACGACCGAGTCTCGCTGGCTCCGTGGTGACGATCCAGACCGGCGCGGTGTGGATCGATGGTTACTACGGGGAGAGTGACTCCCCTAAGACGGTCGGCGTCACTGGTGCTGGCATGGTCGTGGCCCGTATGGATCCCACCGCCCGCTCGATCGCCTTCTACTTCGTGCCGGGCCAGACCGTTCCCACCCAGAACCAGAACGGGATCTACGAGATCCCGCTCATGTCGATCACTGGGACCACGACGCTCACCCCCAAGGACATCCGGCAGTTCTCGGCTCCGACCCCTACCGGCCCTATCCACGCTCGTGCTTGTCGAGTTGCCGCCTACCCCACCTCAACCACGCTCGTCACCTACGGGTTCGACACGATCTCGTGGGGCACGGGGTTTGCCGGAGGGATCTTCACCTGCCCCATCAACGCCGACTACCTCATCTCAGCCCAGGTTGGCTTTGCCACCACGGCAGCCAATCAGTGGTGCAACATCTGGCTCTGCAAGAACGGAGTCGGACAGACGTGGGGCGGTAGTCCTGACTCCACCATCGCCAACGCGGCCTACACGGCCCAAGCTACCGACATCATTCCCTGCGTGGTCGGCGACACCTTGAGCGTCCAGCACCAATACTCCACCGCTGGACTCTCAGGCCGGGTCGGCGCACCCTTCGCTTTCATGACGGTGAGGGCGCTCCCGTGAGCTTCATCGTCCCCACCAACTTCCGCCAGCTTCCCCCGGTATGGGAGATGGCTCAACCTTTCAATATCGACGCGGCCGGAGAAGTCGCCTATGACACTGACCCAGTGGCTTGGGCACGCAACCACATCCTGGCGATACTGCTGACCAACCCTGGAGAGCGGGTCATGCGGCCTAGCTACGGGGCCGGGATCTTCAACTTCGTCTGGGAGAACGGTGATCCGCTGATCGAGAACCAGATCATCAATGACGTCCAGCAAGCCGTCGCTGTTTGGGAACCGAACGTCACGATCAATCAGATCGACTTCATTCCTCAGCCAGATTACTCCGGCGTCGTCATGCTGGACATCCAGTTCTCGGTGGGGTCAGCCCCTACTACCTATAGCGTCACCGTCACCCTGGGCGGCGTTGGCGTCGAGGTCACCACATAATGAGCGTCGCACCGGTCTCGCTGGGGACGATCTCCGATGTGATCCCCACCGGCATCAATGTCCCGCCAATCGACTACACCAGTCGGGACTACGCCTCGTTGGTCAACGATCTGCTGACGTTGATCCCGTCCTACATGCCGGAGTGGACTGATCGCTCGCCCGGCGACTTCGGGATCGTGCTGATCGAGCTATTCGCCTACATGGGCGACATCCTGAACTTCTACAGCGATCGCGTCGCGAATGAGTCGTTCATTGCAACGGCTCAACAGCGTCAGTCGATCCTCAATCTGGCCACTCTGCTCGACTACACGCCCCACGGCAATGTGGCCGCGAATGCCACGTTGCAGTTCACGATCAACGCGCCGTCTGCGCCCGTGTTGATCCCGGCCAACTCCACCCAGGTGGCGACCATCGGCAGTACGCCCGTCATCTTCGAAACGACGCAGGATCTCTGGATCTTCGGCGACGGTGTCACGCACACGGTGACCGCCACGAGCAACGGTCAGCCCAACCAGGTGATCGTGCTGCAAGCTGCTGACCCCAACCCGCCTCACACGCCCTGGTACATCTTCAACGGGGGCAACGGCAACCAGACCGTGACGGTCGGTGCGACAACATGGACCCTGGCTCCGGGAAACTCCTTCGCTGGAGTAGCCAGCACAGCCACGGTCTTCACCGTCGTGCAGGGCAATATCATCCAGTTCGGCAACGGTACTAACGGGGCCATCCCGGCCAACGGCTCCACCATCAGTGTCCAGTATCAGCCCGCCCCGCCCTCGACGTACAGCGGACTAGTACCAGCCATGAATGGGCAGTCCACGCTGGGTGAGGGGATCGGCATCTCGGACGGCACCCCAGCCCAGAAGTTCACCCTCTTCAACACCCCGGTCATCGACGGCAGCGTGGTGGTCTATGTCGATGAGGGCAGTGGCCCACTGCCATGGCAGTACTTCCAGCGCATCGTGGACGCTTTCTCCAGTGATCCGGCCTACACCTTGAGTACTGACGCCAACGGGGTGGTGACGGTCGGCTTCGGTGACAACATCGCCGGGCGTATACCTGCGCCGGGCGCTCTGATCACCGCCGACTACATGGTGGGTGGCGGTTCCATTGGCAACGTGGCAGCCAGCACTCTGACCCAGTTGCAGAACGGGCCGGGGAACATCACCACCGTCACCAACCCCCAACCCGCTTCTGGTGGAGCGGACGTCGAGACAACCGACCACATACGCATCCACGCGCCCCTGTCGATCACGGCCATCAACAGAGCAGTGAGTCTGGATGACTACTCCGCCCTCACTTTGAATATCCCTCAGATCGCCAAAGCGGCAGCCACGTCCACCGCGTATAACGCCGTCAACGTGTACATCCATCCGGCGGGTGACTTCTTCGGGTTCGGCAATGATCCGATCACCACGGTGGCAGCGCTGAACGCGGCGGTAGGTGCCCTGGCCCCCTCGGTCACCAACTCGGCCTACACCGGCTACCTGGACGACAAGAAGATGGTGACCACGTCGGTTGTGGTCGTGGCTCCGCAGTACAGCAAGGCGGGCGTCCTGTCGACAGGATATGTGCCCTGCAACGTGACCGCCTCAGTGCAGGTCCTGCCTCAATACCAAAACGCAGCCGTACAGTCCGCAGCGATCGCGGCGATCAAGAACCTCTTCCTCTTCTCTGTAGTCGACTTTGGTTATCGGGTCAGTTTGTCCAGCGTCTACCACGCCATCATGAACGTCGAGGGAGTCGACTACGTCAATGTGACTGCGCTCTTCCGCAACGAGGTCGCCACCACGGTCGGAGATATCGTGTGCGCCGTATACGAGATTCCCCAGGCATACCAGATCAACGTCACGGCCAACGGAGGAATCAACTACTAATGGCGGCGACCTATCCCATCGCCCTGAAGGTCTTCAACACCTTCCACGACTACACCGACGTCATCTGGGCCTACTCGGTCAACGAGATCCATGACGAAGTGATCGCCATCGAGCAGGTGCTGGGAACCACGCCGTTTTCTGGGACGCCGTACACCAGCTTCGCCGGAGCGATCCAGGATCTCTACAACAACAAGGCACCCACCACGCACACCCATGTGCATAGCACTCTGCTCAACGACAACCAGGGCAACGACCATCCGCAGTACATGCAAGTCAATGGCTACCCCGGCTTCAGCCGCCCGGTGGCCGGACAGCGGGCTACCACCGGGACGCATCTGCTCCCGCTCAGTCAACTCCAAGGCATGGGCTACCAGAACGCGGCCCAGGTCGCAGCCGCGGTGGAGGCTGCTCTGGGGACTCTGATGTCCGGTGCCACGGGTGGGGCACCACTGGCTGGCCCGGCTCAAGCTCCGAACTTCAAGGTCCAGGGCGGGCTGTTCTCTGGCTGCACCGACGCCAACGGTCAGGTGGTCGTGCCCTTTGGCACCCCGGTGGGCACCGTGCAGTCCTTCGTGTGTACCAAGATCCCCCCGCAAGGAAGCAGTCCCTGCCCGCCCTACAACTGGATCGAGGCCCAGGTGACTCTGGTTGGGGCAGCCGGGACCTACGCCATCGTCCAGTTCTCCCATGACTACTCCTGGCAGCCCAACATGCATGTCAGCTTGACCTGGATCATGATCGGGGTCTGATGGCCGCGTCCTACCCGTCCTCGATCAAGTCGTTCCTGACCTACCAGGACCAGCCGGGCAATGCCAATCACATCGTGACGGATCCGAGCAATCCGAGCAGCACTGTCGACCTCACCATCGACCGGGCCAAGATCACGAACGAGATCCATGACGAGGTCCTCGCCATGGAACAGAACATGGGGATCACTGGAGCCAAGGTCACCGTGGTTCCAGGTACCACCACCATGGGTCAGGAGATCAGGTACCTCTACAACAACAAGTCTTCCGGGCGCATCGACACAAGCAACAACGCCATCTATCCGACCCCACCGCCCTCTCACAATCACGTTCACGCCCAACTCAGCGGGAACAACGCCGACGTCCATACGCAGTACGTGCGGGCAGACGGCGCACGAGGTTTCTCCGCCGCCGTCAGAGGAAAGAACGCCACCGCTGGCAACCATCTGGCCACTCTGTCCCAGGCTCAGGGCGCTGGCTACCTGACTGCCCCTCAGGTGCGCTCGATCATTCAGTCGACACTCAACGGGAGGTCGGCACACCCCATCACGGGGCCAGCCCCGCAGCGTTATCGTATGACCGGCGGGCGCTTCTATGGGCTGACTGATGCGAACGGCAACGCCTGGATCGACTTCAGCGCTGCTCGTTTCTCCGGACTCCTCACCTTCGTGTTCATGAAGAATCCCTTCCCTGGAGAGAGCATGCTGGGCTGGTACACCTTCCAGTACATGGAAGACCAGTTGACTCTCCTATCACTCAGCAACCAGGGAGCCATGATCCAGTTCATCGAGGACATCGTGGTCGACCGCCAGGCTTACGTCGCGTTGACGTGGATGGCTGTGGGGGTCTGAGTGGGTATCTACGGAATCGATGTCTATGGGCAGGCTCGCTTCGGCCGCGACCCCAGCCTGGTTCGCCCCGACTTCTCTGTGGACCCGTTCCAGGCGATGGCGCTGGACTATTCCACCCTTCACTTGACCTGGCAGAAGCCGAACTCAACCGACTGCACCTATCTGCGCCTCGTCCGCAACGCCCACAACCTTCCTCAGGATGAGGATGACGGCACGTACCTGTGGGGGGATACGACCACCACGCCCACCTTTTCGGAATCGGTCGGTCGGCCCGCCAACCTCACTGACACCGGCCTGGGCAGTGGTTTCTACTACTACACGATGTGGGGCTGGTCCAACAGTAGCCAGGAGTGGATTCGCTGCACCGATCTGATCGCCCTGGTGCCCATCAACTGGGGCTACGGCTTCCGCTTGTACAGCCTGCTACCCATGGCGTATCGGGACCAGGACGCCGTTCTGGTGGACCCCTACAACCCGTGGCCGGTCAACAACCCCCAACCTCCTCTACAGCGCTTCCTGTCACTGCTGGGCTTCCAGGTGGACTTCATCCGCACCGAGCTTGAGTCGCTGATGAGTCTCAACGATCCCATGAACTGCTCCGGCGCGCTCTTGCCGCTGATGGCCCAGCAGCTTGGCCTCCAGAATGAGCCAGAGATCGGCATGCAACAGGAACGCACGCTGATCAGCAACGCCATCCACCTCTATAAGCTCAAGGGAAGCCCACGAGGCATCAGCGAGTTCTGCTCGATCCTGACCAGCTACCCCATGGCCGCGCTGGCGCACCACGGCTACAACGTGATGCTCTGCCGTGATGACAGCATCGGTGAGACCTCGATCGGCACCTGGCAGGTCTGGCCTCCGGCGGTCACCCACTTCCCGCCCCCCAACCCAGTCAACGCCGCCGGTCTGACCATCACCCAGATCCCCAATCTGCTGAGCGGGTCGATTACTGGGATGACCAATCCGTTGGAGACCTATCCCGGCTTCCAGCCCGGCCCCAATCCGACCTACAACAACAGCGGCATACGGATCGCGGCCACCGGGACGGGCGATCGTTGGGTCACCACGGCTCGTGTACCCATCACCGACTTTATGTCCCAGACCTACGGACCCGGCTTCGTGACCTGGCGGGTCCAGTTCTGGTGCAGCGCGGCTCGATCGGTGCGGCTGTCAGTCTGGGGTGATGTCGGTAATGGCGTAGCCGTTCAGATCGTGGGGGAGACGGCCTTCACCGGGACAGCAGGGCACTGGACCATCATGACGGTCACCGCCCCCATCAACCCGTACCCCAACGGTCCGGGTAAGCAAGCCGCCTTCTACCACATCTACCCAGTCATTCATATCGTCGGCGCTTTGGCCAACGAGGCCGACTATGTGACCCTCATGGGTCTGTGGCCCTGCACGCCGGGCGACATCGGCGTCAACACGGGTACCACGCCCTACGACTACCCCCGTGACGTCAAGGTCATCCTCAGTCCCCAGTCAGCGAACCTGCTGTCCAACACGCTGACCGATTTCGCTAATGGGTTCGATGGGATCAGTCCGGCGGTCAATCCACAGCAATCGTCGGTGAACTTCACTTGCGGTCTCAACATCCACTACGTGAGTGCCGAGGACTTGGCCCCAGCCGCCGTGAATGGTGTCGGGTCGCTCCAGGTCGCCGCCGCCGCACCGAACGCCATGGTGTGGTTCGGTCTGGTCAACGCCTGGACGACCCCACTACCCACGATCCCCAAGGGCTGGATCACCAATCCGTCTACCGCCTGGGCATTGCCGAACGATAAGGGCGACTGGTTCCCCGGCGAGGTCCTCGTCAACCCGGCTCGCACATGGCTCGATCCCACCATGGGATGGTTCGCCATGAACAACAACTACTTCTCCATCGGAGCGCCCACCAGTCAGGGGAACTGGTTCCCCGCCGCCGCCCAGCCCCCACTCAACGGCAACCTGGGTCCCTTCTCGGTTCCGGCGTTCCAGCCATTCAACTTCAGTGTCTACGCCGACTACCTCGCCGTCACAGATCCTTCCAACGCGGTCATGCTGATTGGCTTTCGGTGGTATTACCCGGACAACACCTACGTCGAGGTGTTCTCCACCTACACCTTGACGACCACGTTGACCCGCTACTCGTGCCCACCGAATGACCCCTCGCAGTACTGGATGGCGGATCCTCCCACTGAACCCATTACCGGCGCGCAACCAATCAGCATGTATCCGTTCGTGCGATTCCCGTATGCACAGAACGCTATCTTCCTTCTGAACTCGGCCATGCTGGCACCGGGACAGTCCACTCCGCCCTATATGGACATCAGCATGTTCCCTGGAGATTCTGACTATCTAGAGGACTCCCACGGGGCCACCTATTACTACCGTCGCCGGGTCCCCAGGATCCAACGACTGGAGTCCGAGCTTTACCGCTGGATACCCATGGGAAGCAGCCACACCGAGATCTTCGGAGCCGAGGCATCCCTGGCCCCGCTCGATCCCACCCAGTGGGTCCACCCGGCCATCGCCCTCCAAGGCACCAGCACCCTGCTGGCCACGCCGTCCTGATGGGTGCTGATCTGGGTTACGCGCTGCTCATCGGGTTCGGGTCCATGAAGCTGACCGAGGTGTACAAGGAGGTCACTCGGCGGATCGGGCTGCACCAGGTGGCCTGGTGGAAGACCCTCGTCAACCTGTGTTGCTGTGGGGTACTGACGGTGCTGGTGGCCCACCGCAGCATCGACACAAAGGTACTGATCGCTCTGGGCGCATCTGGACTTGCAGCCTTGTTGCACGCCACCGATACAGTCCTACGAAGCCACAGAGACAACATGATAACGGCAGTCATGGATAAGACCCGTGGCCGTCGCCGTTAAGAGGGAGTCCTTGCCTTCTAGTACCTGATCGTTATACAGTCCCCTTGCATCACCTTTCACAGCCGGTGACGTCAAGGCGGTGCCCCTTCCACCCCAGGGGCACCGTCTTTTTTCTCCCAGGAACTTTCCGCAGACCGGCACAAACCGACGCTGGGAGGACTAAGAGTGACTCCACGAGTTCACACAGGAGGAGCCAACCATGGCGCAAAAGGCAGAGGGGGTGACGATCGGGTTTCTCGGAACCGGGACGATGGACGTCGACAACGCGACCGACCTGATCGAGGAGTTCATTGAGGCCAGCATCACGAGTGAGGATGATGCCGTCCGGTTCGTCTTCCCCCTCACCACCGACGAGTTCTCCGACACCATGGAAGAACTGGTCGACATGGCCAAGCAGTCCGACATCACCTACGAGGTCATCACCGGTACCGCGGACAAAGGACGGCGGCGCTTCACCGAGATCGCTGGTGACGCGGCCAAGACCTATCACGTCGCCGATGTGTTCGTGCAGATGGAGCAGATCCTGTCCGATTCCCCCACGGCGATATTGGAGGTCTTGTGGGACAAGGACCGTGAGGAGGACCTGGGCGAGATCGTCGGGAAGTTCCTGGACGCCGGTATAGACGTCAGGGACCTCACAGACGGCAATGCACCCATCGCAGAGAACGAGGAGGAGAACACCGAGCAGGCTGCGCCCGCCCAGGGCGTTCTCGACGTCGAGTCCGTAGAGAAGGAAGCTGAAGCAGATGAGGAGGAGCTTCCCATCTACGCCCGATCCGACCTGGAGAAGCTGAGCCGGGCCGACATCAAGGACATCGCCCTCAAGCTGGGCCTGCCGCCCCGCAAGTCCTCCGCCGCCATGATCGAGGAGATCATGGAGGCCCAGGGCGACGCAGAGCCTGACGAGGCCCCAGATACGCCTGAGGAGACCCCACAGGCCCCAGAGGTCGCCGTGGTGACCGAGGTGGTCTCTGTGTCGGTCGAGTCAGCCGGTCCGATCACCGAGGACACCAGGGCCATACGGGAGCTTGTGGAGACCATCGACCGCTTCCCTGGGCGGCTGCATGACGTGCTGGACGAGTTCCTGACCAACCTGGGCAAGACCGTCGAGGGCCTCGTGTTCAACGCCCTGCCGGAGCAGCCGATGCCGGTCGAGGAGCCGGAGGCGTCCCGGCCCCGCCGCCTGGTGAGGGCGCGCTGATGCCCCGCAAGCTGGTCCGCAGAGTCGCCTCGGCTGAACCCGAAGCCGAGACGGAGACAGACGCTGAGGTCGACGCTGAAGAGGCCAAGGAGCAGGAGTGGAAGCCCACCCCGCTGCTCTACAACGTGGCCGACGCATGTTTCATCTTGGGCAAGATCAGCAAACAAATGCTGTATCGCCTCATCCATTTGAAGCAGATCCACCCGGTGAAAATCGGGACCAGGTCATTGTTCACAATGGGGGAGCTTGAACGCTTTGTTGAGGAGAGAGTTCGGGAGTCCGCACTTGCCGGATAAAGTCACCGGCTTCAGGGTTCAGCCACTGCTCATGGGTCGGGCTGTCCTGCACGATGACCCAGCCCTCGCTGGTGATGGCGTTGACCCGGCCCGAACCGATCTGACTCTGGCTGTGGGGGCCGCTGGGCGCAGTCCTGTAATCTACGAAGTCCCCGACCTGGAGGGACGGCCCCATATCCGGCTGCCGTTCCTCCAGGCCGTCAAACGCTTCTTCCTCCTCCACTTCCTCGTCCCCCTCGGCCTGGAGGACCCCCCAGACACGGGGAGACCTGGCCTCGACGGTGGCCACGAGAGAGACCCCGTGAGAGTGCAGCCAGGTCTGCAATCCCGGTGGTGGGTCTAGAGACTCCAGAAGGTCCTCACCTGTGAGGGCGAGCATGGCCAGGGCCTGTTCCGCCACCGTCTCGGTGTCGGCGTCGGCGTACTCCTCCAGGAGGACGCACAGGTTCTCGTAGGTCTCCCGGTAGCTCAATCCACGGGGCCGAGATCGGCGTCGTCGGAGAAGATGGCCATTAGCCGCTCCACGACACGCTGCGTTGCTTGCTGTGTGGCATCGCGCTCGTCCTCCTCCGGCGTGCCTTCCCACACGATGGTCTTGTCGATGATGATCTGGCCCACCCAGCCGTTCTTCATCTGGATGGCCCTGGTGACCAAAAGGCCCTTGGGTGTGGTGATGCGCTCCGAATCGGTGGGCACCAATGTGATGCCGGTGTTACCGGTGCTGTAGGTCATTTGGCTCATGCTCACGGGTCCTCCTTGTTGGCTTGCTCTAGCTGTAGCAGAGCCACCACCTCAGAATGACCGTGCCTGGCATTTTCCTCCGTGTCGTAGCGCCACTGCTCCAGGTCATGGATGCCGCCGAAGATCATGGTCTCAAAGATCTTGCGAGGACCATGGGGCCACCAGTTGTGGTCCAGGCCCAGCCACACCGTGGAGACCTGTACTGGCTCGCCCTCGTAGACGAACACGTCCTGCTGGACGATCTTGTAGTCCGGGTCGGCCAGGTATTCCTCGTAGACCCTGATCGGGATCGGTTCACCCTGGCGGTCGTAGACCTTGCCGTGGGCATCACCGAAGCCACCCAGGCCGACGTTAAGTTCGTTCCAGGTGTGGGGGCCGTCCTCGATCCGTAGCTGGTCGTGGATCCGCCACCACAGCCCGTTGCGAACCTCCCAGCGCCAGGGGCCGGGCAGGTTACTCAGGGGCAACTTTCACCACCTGGACGAAGTAGCGCCCTGAAGGTGCGGTGATCGCAAACGTCGCCAGGTGGTTGCCCTCCTCGTCATCCAGGGGCTGCACCGTGTAATCGAAGCCTTCCACTCTGGCGTTCATGACGGCACCCATCAAGGCACCGACCAGGAGGGCATGATCAGCATCAACCGGGCGTGCGTAGTCAGTCATCGGGACGCTCTCGCAGGACCACGAAGCCGTCGCGCTCCATCTCGGCCTCGACCCAATCGATCAAGCCCATCTGCCGCCGGGTGGCCTCGGCCATGGAGTTGAGCATGGCCTGACGGCCCTTCAGCCAACCCACCTGGAAGGCCCGCTTCCAGAAGAAGGGCGCGGCGCAGCAGTTGAGCATGACAATGACCAGGGTGAGGGATTCGATGTAGTAGCCCAACGCCAGGCACAGACCAGCCAGCGCCCCGGCCACGCCGCCCAGAACGATGTTGAGCTTCATCAAGCGCCTCATCTCACCACTTCCAGTCTCACCCTGGTGAAGCGCTTGCAGTTACACCCCTCCACCGTGCAACGCCGGTCTGTCACATGGTCGGCCCTGGTGTCTCCACACTTGGCGCAATAGGTCATGCGAAACCAACTAGCTATGAGCGGAGAGTACATTCACCTCACCAGCGCCCGCACCGTCTCCCTGACCACCAGGGGCTTATCTGCTGGTCCCTTCTGGTACGCCTCGATGATCTTGGGGCGGTGCTGGCCGGATGCGGGGTACCACTGGTTACGCCAGTGCTTGCCGACGATCCACCGATGGGACCACTCCACATCCGAGCCAGCATCGCCACGGCTGCGGGTGGCGGGTTCCCGTAGCCGGATCACACGAACCTCGTCCAGCTTGCGCCCCTCTCGTTGCGCCCGGCGCATGGCCTGACGGCCCCCAGGCTGCTCCAGGGTCTCAAGCACGATCCTCTGCGAGGCCAGCGCCCAGAACGTCGAGAGCAGCTTGCGGTCCTCCAGGATGGACTGCTGCATGAGCGGCTCGTCGGAGGGCAGCTTGTCGAAGTCGGAGGTCTCGACGTCGAGCGGCCACTCCGAACCTCCGGTCGGCATCAACCGCATCGGGTAGATCTCCCGGAACCGATCCTGGAGCTTCTCCGGTAGGCCCTGGTACAACTGGACCAGATCCCGCCAGGCGTAGGTCTCCAGCGCCACCACCTCACCAATCCGGTACAGATTGGCTGTGCCCCACAGGAAGGCGCTGGTGTAGATCATGTCCCCGGTCTCGGCGTCGGTGCCGGGGACGGACTTGGTGAACATCACGAAAGCGTCAGGAACTGGCGGTTGGGGCAGCGTGTCAGGAATAGAGGGGGCCAGGGTGGTGATCACCTCGGTCATCTCCGGCGACACCCAGTACAACTCCGCCTTCCTAATGGTGTCGGCTATCCACCAGCGCGCCCCCTCGGCCTCTTCGCTGCGATTCTCACCCCAGCCCGGTAACTTCCTCCGTCCCTGGAGAGCGAAACGCCACTGCCACTCACCCGGCTGCGACCACCAGCGCAGCAGTTGCTCCCGGACGTGTACTACGTCGGCGGGCCGCAGGGCCTGGAGGAACTCGGTGGACTTGTTGACCTTGCCGAAGGCCTCACCCTCGATCTGCGGCGCGCCGCTGATCGGATTGTTCTCAATGATATGCCCCAGCACACCATCTAGTGGGGTGTCGGCCATGGCTCCCGTTTGGTGGAAGAGAAGTGCCAGGTCAGTTTTCCGATCTGCATGCCTTCCCGCCAGAAGTTCCAGGCCTTGAGGGCCAGGGCCATATAGCGGTAGGTCGGGGCGCGCCCACTGGTGGCACGGGTGCGGGAGTCGCTGAGCGTCCACTCCCGCAGCCGCCAGATGGGATCGTTCTTGTTCAGTTCGGTGCCCTCCTGCCAGTTCTTGAAGAACACCTCGGCGTCCTCGGCATCGACGGCCAGGAGCCGGTGGTAGAGGGCCAGCGTTGGCCCGTGCCGGACCTTGGTGTAGTACACCAGCTTGCCCAGCCGGGGGGCCTCGTCGGGGAGATCCGTGTTGGCCTCGTAGAGGTGGAGAAGCTCACGCAGGGAGGGTCGCATGGAGGGATCGGAGTAGTGGACGTTGCCGGTCTCCTCGATGTAGCTCATCTGGAAGAGCCAGTGCAGCGCGCCCGCTACCACGTTGGCGTACTTGACGCCGCGACGGTGAAGCTGGTCGCCCAGGTTCCGACTCAGTCCCTGATCCATGACCTCCTGCGCCGCGGAGGGGACCCCCCGTAGGATCAGGAACCGAGCCGGGGTCTTGGCGACGACCAAAGCGGTCAGACGGTGCTGGCCGTTGATCAGCACGCCCTGTTCATCGAAGACGATGGCGTCGCCGGTCAGTTCCCACTCATTGAGCGTCAACAGCCGGGCCAAATAGAGAACCCTGGTCTCTCGCAGCTTGCGGTTATCGACGTTGCCCTGAAGCCAGTCCTGGGCCATTTCGGGTGTGACGGTCTCAATCTCGACGGTCTCATTCTCTTTAGGCGTGGTTTTACGAGTTGGACTCAAGCTCTCTTCCTGACGGTTTTCTTGGTTGTGGTAGCGGTGGCCTTCTTGGTGATCGGAGTCACCTTGGTGTCCCCGTTTTCGGGAGTCTTGCCGCCCACGGCGGCATGCTCCTCAAGCTGGGAGCGCAGTCGTTCGAACAACTCCTCCCGGAACACTTCCTTGGTGGGGCGATCCTCGCCCTTGTTCTGGTAGCCCTCCGGGTACATGTAACGCCGCCCCATCATCTGGCCGGTGCCGTGGGCGATGTTGTCGTGGCGCTCTGTGCCGCAGCGCATGCATCGGAGCGACAACCGCCAGCCGTACCAGGGCGCTTCCATGTCGATCGGATAGAACTCATCCCAGGCGTGGCTATACGTCCGGCACCGCACGAAGGCATCGTCGGTTGTGTCGGCCCCTCGTACCCGCACCGCCGCTGGCGACATAATGTTGGCCTCCTACCTTGCTCGCTCTGCCTCTGCCATTTTTTCAACCCTTCCCCACCCACTTGATTTTTCCAACAGGTGATGGTAGCCCACGGATGTACCCCCAAGACCGTATCCCCGGCAAGTTCCCGGTACAAGCCTCTGACCAGGACTTTCCACCAAGGAGACTAGATGTTCTCCGCACCCTGGACCCGACGCTACGTGTACCGGTTCATCGTCGCCTTCGTGGTCTGGGGTTTCGCGCAGGTAGTGGACCTGGACGACTTGATCTGGTCCCTACCCCATCTCGGTGGGATCAACCGCCTCTTCGGGTCGGACAAAGAGTCCATCGAGGCGGCACTGGAAGGCATCCTGGCCCTGGCTTGGGTGCTGGCTGGGCCGATTCTGCCAGCCCTCTTCACCACCTCTTTCAAGGACAGCACACACCAACTCCGACGCACCTGGCACGCCTGGCACGGATCCGTGCCCAGCGACCCACCTGAGGGGGTAAAGCCACGACGAAGTGTTAGAAAAAATAACAGTCGGGATGGTGTTAGGAAATCTAACAATGCCGACGTCGAGAGCCTTCTGGACGCCCTGCGGGCCGTGGTCAGCACCACCACCGATGGCAATCTTCGCCGCGACCAGATCATCGTGGCCCTCTATGACGCCGGTCTCAGCTTTCGCCGGATTGCCCCCCACGCAGCCGTCAGCTACGCCACCGTGCGGGAGATCTACCGGATGACCTCGCCCGACACCAACTTCGCCCTGCGCCGGGTGGCAGCACTGGAGTCGGACGTCAGCGCCACCGAGGCCATCGAGATGCTGGCCTGGCTCACCAACCTGCTCGCCAACCTGCCCGCAGAGTACGGCTCCGACGTGAAGGCGGTGCTTCCCTACCATCTAGTCGCCCCCATCGTCACTGTCCTCCAGCGCGCCGTCGACAACCGGGCCGAACTGTCCGTCGAGGAGATCGCCAGGGCCAGAGCAGCCATGCAGCCCTGCCTGGACTGGATGCTGGGCCAGATCGGCAGCCACAAGCCGGAGTACTTCAACCGCCTGGCCGGGTACCTGGACCGCCTGGAGGCCGAGGCCACGCAGCGGAACTTGCCGGACCCCCCCGAAGCCACAGAGAGTCCCTGATATGGTCCGCTCGTGCCCAGCCGTCCCGCCGCCGAGAAGCCTCGTTGGTGGTACTGCCCCCTGTGCTTCGCGGTCAACGACGGCCTGGAGCAGTCCCGGTGTT